ACAACCTCCGCACCGCTTACAAGATTGTTAGTATCGTCATATACGCTTGATAAAGCACTTGCAAGGTAAGGGTCGTCTGCTGACTGAATACGCTCAATTTCAAGCATTTCCTCTTCACCGACTGTCATTCCCTCACGGAAAAATGCCATTTGTGTTTTTTCCTTGCTTAATCCCTCTCTAGCTCTAAGTGTTGGGATTGTGTCAAAGTTAGATGGTGCAAGTGAAACCGGAAGTCCTTTGTGTGTCTTAATCCAGCTTAAATCAAGCCCCTGTTTCTTTCTTTCAGGAAACCACTGTAAACCAAGATAAGGTATCTGGTTACTGGCGTTTTCTGTTGCTGATAATGCAATAGACTTACTGTCTAATACTTCATTGATTAACATCTGTTTACCTCCTGTTATTATTCAAATACAATCATTGGAAGAGCTGTCTTAACTGTTGCGTCATAGGTAACGCCTGAGTGTGCTTCTGCTACCTTTGTGTTAAGATATGCTTTCTTAAGCAATACGCCCTGTGGTCTGTCCTCTGTTACATCAAACCTTAAGATACCTACTACTGTAGCTGTATTGTCAGCCTTGCCATTTGCTCCGATTGGAGTACCTGCTTTAACAATCTTCTTGCCCTGTGCGTTTTTAGTTGTCACGCCATCAAAATCAAGTGTCAGTGGGATTGCCTCATTAGGCTCTCTCTTTAAAATCTGAACATCTCCTGCGTATGAAGTCTTTTCATACTGCATATTCATTTCCTTTGCCATTTCTTACCTCCTGTTATTGCTGAATGTAATGTGATAAAACGTAATTGTTCTTAGGTGCATTAGATATAAGGCTTTCTGCTATCTTTTCAGCGTTTGTCTTATTGCCTGCACCGCCTTTATTACTGCCACCGCCTGGAATATCCTGATGTTTAGCAATCTCCTGTTCCTTAGCCTGTGCCGCAGCTGTTTCTTTTTCGGACATAATCTTGCCAAGTTCGGTGTAATCAAGGCTTCCATCATCTTTAACAACTGTCTTTGCCTGTTCAGCAGTAATCTTAAAATTAGTCATAGCTGCTTCCCTCTGGTCTCTGATAGCGTTAGATTTCTGTAAATCGGCTATCTGCTGATTAGCTGTATCTAAGGCTTTATTTGCCTTTTCAAGCTCTGTCAGATTACCAGCCTGTATTTCATCAAGCTGTTTCTGTAAATCGTCTGCTGTGTCAGCCTTAGCCTTGTACTGCTTTGCCTTGTTTTTCTCCGTAGCAACTTCTGAATTGTTCTGATTAAGAAAATTTGTAATCTGTTCATCTGTTGCTTCTGGAAAAAGTTTTAATACATCTTCTCTTGTCATAATTACCTCCGTTAAACACACGCTTTTGTTACCGCAGGTCGCTCCTGCTGTGTTTTCTGCTATTTACCGCATAGCTGCAAAATGTATAAAATAAAAGCAGCTACCGATTATTCGATAACTGCCTTATTTTGCTGATTATTATTAAGTTGATTAACTATCTCTTGTGCTTTTTGTTCTTGTGCTTCCACATCATCAATAGTCTTGTATATATTATCAAGATATGGTTTTGATAAAAGGAATGTCTTTTCTGCATCTCCCCATAAACCAACTGTCTTAATTGCTATAAGTGGATGTATGCCGCTTTGAAGCAATACTGTGAGCGCCTGTGCCTTGGTATACATATTGTCCTGTGGGCTATGATTTATCTGTACATCAAAATCTCTAACCGATAGTTTTAAATCTTCTCCGGCGAGTCTCAATATGTTAAGAACCACCACGGCTAGTCGTTTTTCACATGATTTGATAAGAGGGTCTTTTAATTTTGCTCTTGATTTTGAGAAGTCCCATCCATTTCTAAGTTCAACTGCTCCCTGTGTGTCTCCACCTGTATTACCTTGTTTGTTTGGAATAGCCAATATAGATAAAGCATTGTCTACAAAATCCTCTTTGGCTACTTGGCTTTGCGTTTGATTAAGTTCCTGCGTCATAATATCGACATCAGACTTGTTATCTTTATTCATTGACTTAACAACCAATGCATGGTTTTCTTTCATTTTTTTAAAAGTCTCTTCGTCCACTTCACAATTAACAAACTTAACCCAATACTCAACAAACTGCTGTATGCTATCCATTCTGTTGGACTGCATATTATTGGTTGCGTCAAGCATACCTATAATAAGTTCAATGTCAGAAAGTCTTTCATGATTATTCGGAAATTCTACAATAGGGATTTCGCCATATGTATGTAGTTTTGCTTCAACTACTTTGCTGTCAACAATTCTGAATGACATAGTGTCGGAAAATGCCATTTTATACCAGTTTCCATCCTCGTCTTTAAGCTCTTGCACGACAAGTATCTGTTCTTCAGTGCTCTCATTATAAATAGCATAAGTATTAAGAGGCGTGGGTGCCACAATTCTGAATGGCACATCTCCATTTTTAGGCTGTGCTGCTTTAAATGATGTACCTGTTGCGGATTGCCACTCTCCGGCTTTAATATCTTTTTCTTGCTTATTGGCATCTGTCATGAAATCATTAAGCGTATCAACCGCTTTATTGATAGTTTCATCGTCTTTGCGGCTAATAAACTGGATTGGTTCGCCATAGCTTTGTCCTACCTTGAATTGAACCCATTCATAAGCGTGATTCTCGACAATTTTATTAATTATGTCTTCATTAGATAGCTTAGTTCTGTATAAAACAGGTTGGTCGCCCTTGTAGTAATGCCACAGATACTTTATAACTGGTTTATTCCAATTAAATATACCTATAGTACTTCCAATAACCTTAACAACATTGTTAGCAGTTATTGTACCTACATTCGTATATGCGATTTTTCTACCATAACAACCTCTAACAAGGTCTTGAAAATACATTGTGTTCATATCTTGCTCCTAATAAAATGTCATACCGCTTGAACTTCTGCTTTGTGGTATTTCCTTAATTTGAAAATTATCATCATCGTTAGGCACATACCAAATCCATTTGTGGCAATACTTGCACGCTAACTTATGTGTTCGTGGATCTTTGCTGTCTGCCTTAGTTAAGAACTTGTGGCAGTTCGGACACATTATTGATTTATCTTTATTCATATAAAAATTCATATCTCTACCTCATTGCATAACAAAAGCACCGCCGCAATTAAGCAACGGTGCTTCCGATAAGGATGTGTTTATGAAGAAACATCTTTGTGACTTCTTACAGATATACTATACCACGCCGGCAATGTGACATTCTATGACATCTTTTACAAATATTCACTTCCATATTTGTCTTCAAAGGCTTGTAGTGCTTTAGCATGTATTCTATGTACTTGTCGCCAGCACCAGCCTGTTTCATTTGCAATTTTTTCAAACGTGAATTTTCTGACATATCTTAGAAACAATACTGTATAATAATCTTCATTGTTTATCTGTTCTATCTGCTCTATTATTTTATTTTTTACATCAATGTATTTGTCTATAAGCTTGTCAAGGCTTTCTTCCATTTGTTCAAGTCTGACATATCCACAGCCTGTTTTGTCCGGATCTGATGATGACATAACTCTTTCTTCATTAACAACCGCTGATATGCTGTATGATAATTCTTTATACTGTGTTATTTCTATCAATTTATTATCAATTATCTTATTGTAATAACTTATCTGATTCAGATAATCCTTAGTTGTCATAGTGGATTAATACCTCCTAAATGGATTTATAGCAGCTTCAACTTTAGCTGTTCTATTACCTTGTGTCATTCTTAGTGCAAAGTTTGAGAAAACATCTGGAACATCATCTAATTGTTTTTTGCCTGATACCGAATATTGCTTTAACAGTGACATCATCACTCCGTATGGCTCATTAGGCTTATAAAGTGATGCGTCTTTAAAAATAATATGTTGTAATATCCAGTTAGAACATTGGAATATCCTTGCTTCCTTATTCGTTTCGGTCGGTGTATCAGTAATGTTACATATCCAACCTACACTCTCAACACGCTTATTAACTTCCATAGCCACTCTATCACCGCCAGCATTACGTTCAAATTCACACTCTTGTACTTTATTATTCACAAGTACTGCTGCGGCATTTCTGTATTGTTCTTCATAATCCGCTGTGTTATCGCATACACAATCAATGCAGTAATAATCTTCTCCGTATTTCTGTAATACCGGTAGTACAAAGTAATCCGTACCTTTGCCCTTAGTATCGCATTGAGCTGTGATAATTTCTGGTTCTCCGTGTGGCAGATTAAGGTATCTGCGGATTTTATCGTCCGGGAATAATAAGCCCTCACGTTCTATAGGGTCTTGTTTATACAGACAGCGATATGAGATTTCATCCATAAGCAGCTGAATATCTTCAAAATCCTTTACTGTATAGCCACCAAATTCAAAGTCAAAATTACTTTCTCCTGTTACTGGGTCTACATCAGGTACGGATATTACTTTAACTCGTTTGTTTCCCTCATAAGCTTGTATAATACGTCCTATTACGTCTCTAACGCTCCACCTTGTAGCAATATGTATTTCTTTACATGGGTTTCCATCCTCGTCCGGTATCTTTCTTTGTCGTGCATCTACTGCATATTTATCCCACAATTTATCAAGATAGGTTGGGTTTAGTGCTTCTTCAATGCCGCCTATCATATCATCAACTAGCAGAAATTTATTGGCTCTGACTTTACCGGCATTTTTACTGCCGACAGATGTACATTGTACAGATTGAAATGGCTTATATTTTCCTACGTTAAACTGTTCAAGTTTTGCATTTGTACTTGTTACTTCAAGTCCAGGGAACACTTCTCCCCATGTATACTCGTCAGCGTTTGTGACAATATCGTATACTCCATCATAATACATTCGTGTAATGTCTCCGCTGTGTGAATAAAAAAGGTTATATCCGTTTGAGTACCAACCTATAACCGCAGAATGGAAAAACTTTTCGATTGTGGTTTTTCCTGTTCCAGGTGGGAGAGAAATACATAAAATATCATATTTATCATCAATCATGCCTTGTAATGCTTCTATTAAGCCTATTTTGATAAACTGTTTTCTTCTCGGCATATAGAATCTTTCTTTAGGTTCACGTTTCTTTTCTATGTATCTAAAAAAACTGTCAACAACCTTGTTTTGCGCTTCAATCAGTAAAATATCGTAAAACCAATTAATCAGCTCATATTCCGTTTTATTTGCAAACGCATACTTTTCTAAATTCCAAATTGTACCGCCTGTTTTAGTCATGCAGAAGCCCTCTATAAGCTCTTTTGCCCTCTTAGTAAGTTGTAGTCCATACTCAATATCTTTCTCGCCGTTTATGGCTACACTGCAAGCGTCTACATAGGCATCAATTACCTGTTCATCTATTCCATTTCTCTCTATGTAATTTTCATATCCATTGATTGTAGAAATAAGGCTTTGACTAACCATAAGAAAAGCACCTCCACTTTTCAGCAAAGGTGCTTATAGACCTCTGCCTATAACTGTTTTAGGGTAGCGGCTAACTCTATTTGTTAGCCGGTAAAATTTTGTTAGAATAATACGTCACGGACAGCCGGATGTAATTTCTGCAAAAGTGCATTGTAATTATCAATTACATACTTTGCTGGAATCATATATGCTTTAATACCATATATTTCCGCAGTCTGTCTTTCAATATGACAGCCGTTCCAATCATAGCTTTCACATATTCCAATAAACACATCAGCCTGTGCCAGCTTCTTAAGACTTTCACCTAAATACCATACAGCTTCATTGTTGTTTTTAGGTGGATTATCCTCGATATAACTGTCGATAAGCTCTAATTCCTCGCCCTCGTATATTTCAGCAATCTTTTTCATTTTCTGAATACTTGCTTTGATTTCTTCCTCTGTTCTGCCTTTCATCGGCACACTTACAAATAACTTCTTCATAGCTTCTATCTCCTTTTCTATGTTTTATCAGCCTTTAACTTTCTAAGGTTAGCGGCTACAATCAATTTGTAGTCGGTAATATCACTTAATCAATATCTGCAATGCTTTCTACAAAGCAATTGTAGTAGATATATCTCTTACCATTAAAATCAAACTTAACATATTCACCATCGTTTGTATCAATATCAATTTTGCCTTCATATGTTGCGAGTTCTTTACCATCTGCCGTGTATACAGTAATTGTTCTTTGCATATTGCCATTTACATCGCTTTTCATATCTGTTACCATTCTGTCCCATGACGCACATCCGGTCATTCCTAAGCATAATGTCAATCCTAACACAACTGCTAAAATTTTCTTCTTCATAACAATTCCTTTCCGCCGATAATCAGCAATCATTTATTTTAATTCATCTGCTGTAACTATATGTAAAATCCCATAATTACCTTTATCAAAACTGTCTCTTGCACTTTCGTGGCATCTTGTGCGTAGTACATTTAATTTAGTTTTAATATTGCTATTGCAAATAGCCTTAGCAATGTCAGAAAATGGTTGTGGGTTGTCTAGTCTTGAATTAGCTTCTGCTATAGAACAATGCTTATATTGTATTATTGCGTCCATTGCAAAGTCTCTGTCCAAATTAACACCCAAAAATCTGTCCGTAACTGTATTCCATATAGCATATAGGTTATCTACATCATCTTGTAATGCGACTATTAACATAATCTCACTCCTTGTTCAGTTCATCCGCATATCTTGTCATTTCAATCTGTGTTCCGTTTTCATCCCTTGTACCAACAGTTACATATCTGTTACTTCCACTCATCATATCCCCAAGTCTTATTTCCGTTTTATCATCATCAAACTTGTAACACTTCCGCATTTTTTCAATGCAATTATTCATTTCTGATATTTTCATTGCTTATAAATCTCCTTGTTTCCTCGGTTATTTTAGAGCATATAGCGAAATTCATTTCAACGTGGCTTTGTGGCAGTCTGCCAAACTTTTTCAAAGCATATTTTTCTACTACTTCTCTTGAAATATCTATTCCAAAATTTATCATTGCTTCTTTAGATGGTGGTTGATACTCTGATAAAGGATTGTCAATATTATTCATTTCTCATAAACCTCTCAAAATCTTTCCTGCACTTAGGGCATAAATCATATGTTCTTTCTAAAAATTTATATCTACGGACACTCTTGATTTCAAGGCACATATCATTATCTTCAAAAGTGGGAACTATATCTCCGCAACATCCAACTTGCTTAAATCTAACTTCTTTCCAGCTCTTAGGTATTATTTCTTTTCCGCACCTATCACAAGTGTGCCATTCTTTTTGATGTTTCATTCTTCTACCGCCTTAATATCCGCCATTAAATTCCGAAAGCCATTCTTTCAGCTCTACATGTGCCTTAGCAAAGCAAAGTTCCATGTCACCATCATTTTCATCGACAATTACTACATCTTCGCCATTACACCTAGCTTTAGGGTAATCATCAGCACAGCCTTTTTTATAAATCAAAATATTCCAATCACATATTTTGCTATAAGTAATTTCAAGATGCATCGGAAAGTCTTTTGCTTTATCGTCAAAAAATTTTAAAAATTCATTCATTCTTCCACCAACTTTCTGCCGCAGATAGGGCAATAAGCTATTTTCATTACCATTTCAACATTCATATCTTTACTGCTACACACTGCAAAGGACGGACATTTATTCAAGTTGCATGTAATTACAGGTTTATTTGACAACTTATCAATCTTAAACTTGCCATAATGTGTTATGACAGGAAATTTTTCCTCGCAAAATTTACACATATTACACCTCAACCTCATATTTCTTAAAATAGTTTCCAATATCTTTAGGTATCTCAACACCTAGTTCTTTTGCCCTTTTAATACATTTGTCTTGCGGATAAATAATATGTATTTTTGTATCTCTGTAGGTTGTACAGTCTATCCCAGAACTATATTTTGCACATTTTTCTCTGTATTCACATATATCGCATTCGGTATTTTTCTCTTTATATTTTTTCGGTTTGTATTGTTCAAAGTCTTTACACTTATAATCAAGTGATGTATTATTCCCTTTTTGGCATCCATAAAACGGATATTCTTCTCCCGTTTCTTCATCAAAAATAAAATCCTCATCACAATATTTGCAAATTGAACAATCTTTCATATTACACCTCAAATCTTCGTAAATATATCCAAATCATAGTTATCTCTGACATAGTCAACAACTTCCTGTAATTTGCCCTTTACAAATTCATCATTGGCAATATCTGGGTGTGCATAAAACATGCAACTGCCTTTCTTTCCGTCTGTTTTATATTTACGATAATTAAATATCATTGTAAAAAGTGGTATTTCTGTCAGATTCTTTGTCTTGTGTCTTATCCAACGATTAGCAATTCTCTTAATCATCATTCTTCCCCCATAAATTATCTGGTAATTCCTCGCCGCCATAAATCTTGTTAGCGTATTTCTTAAATGTCGGTACGCTACAGCCTGCTACTTTTGCTGCCTTTACCTGTGAAACCTGCCCCGATATGTACAGGTTAATTGCTTCATAAAACTTATCTTTGTTTAGTGGGTGTACGCCCATAGCCATAATAATCACTCCTTTACATTTCTATAAATCTATTTGCCAGCTTGCCAAGATATTCAGCATTGGCAAAATGTGTTATTGAGTAGTTGGTGCTTTCTCTATGTTCTCTGATGAAATGGTCGTTAATCATTCTCTGTAAAACTGTAATGCCCTTATCGTCTGTTTCGTATATATCATCAGAATTGAAATGTCCGTGTTCTGTATCTGTGATAGTTGATAGGACAAAACATACATTCTTTAATGTCTTATCTGTAAGTATTGGGTGTACTTTATGGAAATAGATTTCATATAACTGCATATACATCTTAAATCCATCCTTAACGCAATCACATATAGCTAAATTAGCTATGTCGTTGTCACAGATGTTGTTGAACCTATCAACCATATCTTTTTCTTTAAGCAACATTTCATCTCTTGTGACCGCTCTTGCCGTCGGTTTCTCTGAAAACGATGTATGTACCTCTCCATCAATGTTAATTGATGTATTATCCTTATTAGTAATTTCTGAATTATAATCTCTGTTTAAGTAATCTATGTTAGTATTATCTGGTATTGCTTCGTCACTAGCTTGTGTTTGATTTTCCATTGGCTCATTATTGATTACGCACTCGTGCACAATGGTTTTTTCATTTTCTGGAATTTCAATTTTATAATCGCTTAATGGATAACCATTCTTTTTAAGGTCTTTTGCAATATTTACAAGATTTACCCTATATTGTAATGTTCTATCCCACTTATATTTAGGGTTATTTCGCTTTGAGATATAACCCATATTCACCAAATCACTGATATATCTTCTTATCTGGCTTGCAGATAAACCTAGCATAACCTCATCGGCTAATTCTTCGGCGGTTTTATATATCCAACCATAGAAAAGCTCTCTTTCCTCTTCGCCATTGCTCTTTGCAATCTCATTTTCTTTTTGAATAAACTTATCTGCATCCGATACTCTTTCAGACCAATAGATAAACTGATTGAGAATGATTGCTTTTCTATAATCGTTTGTTATTGATAATAAATCTTCTCTGATTACAGCCTTTTTAATTCTAACTTCCGCCATATTAAACACCATCCTTTCTACTGATTTTGTATAAAGAATGAAATTCATAATGACAATTAGGACATATCCTTACAATTTTTGTTCCACCCATTGATTTTGGTATTGGATAATGGTGTTCGTTTATAACATTGCAACCGCAACCACACCATCCGCATTTAAACTTACAATTATGTTTACTTTTTAAAACAATTTCTTTTGCTTCTTCCGGCTTTATTTTATCTGCTGTTATATAGCCTTTGTCGAGAAGAAAGCTTAAAGACCTTTGTATTGTTTTTATTGAGAAAAATGGTAAATATCTCTTTTGAACATAGGCTAAATCCTGTTTATTAAATAAATCAATGTTGTTTTCTTTTTTAGCCTTTTTGATTTCTGTATAGACTACTGAATTGTGTAATCCTATTTGTTCTGCCAATCCAATATCTACTTGCAGTGTGTTTTTTGAATTAAATAAATCTTTTACCGTCATAAATTACCTCCTACGAAAGATAATAAGAGCGTACCGCCTTATTCGCTCAACTCTACGATTAGTAATAACAACAAACAGGCAGTCGTAGTTCTGCTTTTCGCTTCGTCAAGCTAGTTTGTTGTAATTGGATAGACAGGACTTGAACCTGTGACTACTTGAATAAATCAAGCGTTACTCCCAACTGAACTACTATCCAAAATACCGCCTGTAACGGCTATCAAGGGAAAATGCAATAATATTTTGGGGGATATTGAGAAGAACCTTGATAAGTTGATTTTCACACCTCTGTATGAGGTAAGCCTTTCCGAGTGGTCTTGCACCACCCTTAACTGAATCTCCAAGAAAGTACATGAAAGGAGGACTACCCTGTAAAATGCAAAACATGGTAGTCTACGATAAAAGTAAGACAAACTACCCCAGTGGGATTCGAACCCACGCTAACGGAATCAAAGTCCGGTGCCTTACCGCTTGGCTATGAGGCATTGATATGGCTATTCTGACAATTCTATGTATTTGTCAATGTACCACTTAGCTTTTTTAATATCTTCTAAGCCATTCTTGTTGCCAGTGCGGTAGTTATACTTAAAAGCATTAAGCAAGCAAAATGTCTTTACAGCTTCAACACCAAATATCTCAAGCATAACATCTATGCACTCATATTTACCGGTTGCATAATGGCTTGGATGATTAACATTGTCATTTACCGGCTTTTCATTGACGCTAGGTGCAACATCTTTGAGAGGTGTAAAATTGTTATTTTCCCCACCACTTACAACGCAATCATTACATGGTCGCTGATTGAATAGTTTCAGCCTATTTTCACAATTAAGGCACATATTTATTATATTTCTTGATTTCATTAGACATCACCTGCCTGTCTGTGATTAGCTTTGTAAGTATCAAATCCCTCTGGGTATCTTGCTTTCAGCTTATCAATGTTAATCTGCATGATTTCATCAAGGTTCCAACCGAAGGATTCACAAAGCATTGCAAGATACCAACAAATATCGCCAGCTTCTTTCTTTGCGTGGTCAATATCAAGCTGTTTCTCGTGGAAAATCCATTTTTTAATTATGTCGTTAAACTCTCCAACTTCACCGGATAATCCAAGACAAGCATTGAAGATGCCACCAAAATCAAGATGTTGTTCGTCTTCTGCAATCAAATTTTGCTGTAAAAGATATTTCATATCGCACGTTAACATATTTTCAAGTATTCTGTCTGTTGCTTTGCAATCATTTGTCCGCATAGCTAATGCCTGATACTCATTTCCGGTCATATATCATTCTCCTGTCCGAAACACTCTTTTTTGTTTTTAAAAATTTTTTGGAATTTACTCGGCTGAATTAGCCGTTTTCTGATGTGTTTATTGAATATCTTGTGAATAATTAAGATGTGTCTATTATACACCTATCTATCAGATTTGTACAGTAGATTTATTGATTATATTATATGGGTTATTATCAAAGCTATATATTAATAAATATAATGGTTATTGTATATAGTTTAATAAATTATTATTGGTTGGTTATGTATATATAAATATATATTATAAGCCTTTTTATCTTTGGGGTTGGAAAAGCGACTTAGTTGGGCGTGCAATGCGTGTATATATAACCCCCACGCCCTGCGTTTGTACATCTTGCACAATGAAATCAGCCAGAGCGGAGCCATTGCGCAATAAATAATTATCACGCAAACGGCTACAATCCGCTTGTTTACTGGCTTTGTTGTACTTTTATCGTTCAAATGTTCTGTTTTATCACTTCGCCAAACTCTAATTTAGCGAAATGCTGTTATCGTGAGCCAAACAGCTAGAATTCGCTTATTTACTAGCTTTGTGGGTTTTCTTGTACATCTTGCACAATGATTTCTTGTTGTGCAATTTGACGAAGATTAGAGCCTTGAGCGTTTCCAGATGTGCCAAGCTGCGGAAGGTCTGCGGCTGTTTTAATGACCTTTGCGGTGCTTTCTCTGCTGACACCGGGAAGATTCCAACCGAAACGGCGATTCATGACCGCAAGCTGTCCGACTGGGTTCTTACCGGACCAGAGCCGAGCTTCTCCGCTAGATTCGTAATCTTTAGACAGTTTTTGATATAAATTGTTTGCCGATGTACTTAGTTGCGGCGTTCTGCTCTCATTTCCCCAATTATATATAACATCTTCTCTTATACCAGTTAATTTACAATATCCTGATATAGTACATATTTTATTATACTTATAACACATATATATATAATAATCTGCTATATAATTTAAGTACTCATAATTATAACTGTTACAATTACTATTATTTATATTACTATATTGATTATTATAATTATTATTATTATATCCCTGTAATTTACCCTTTAATTTTAGTCTGTTAGTACCCTTAAAAGTATTATTATATACATAAATTAAAGCGGCATAAAAAAGGGATTGCGGAGCCGCTGCCATATCTTCAATGTTTTCATCTGTGCAAAATTGTTTGAAATGCATATCAATCTCATTCTCAAAAAGTTCTTGACTTTCTGGTGCTTCCTGTACTTTCTCCATGTGTTCCCCTTTCTGCTGAACCTGTGCCAGCTAATTATATTTAATGCAAATAAAAAACACCCAATAACTATTATATAATTATCGAGTGTAAATCTTATATTTAATTATTAGCAATATAATAACACAATAAATATAATTAATCAATAGGCATTAAAAAGCGATGTATAACAGATATACACCGCTTAATATATATTTTAAATCTCCACAACTTTCCCAACTCTGGAATTTTCAAAAATCCCATCGGAAAGCTGTCCGCGTAATTCCTCTTCACATTCTTCAGAGCTGTTTCTAGTAATGCGAATAATTGAGTATTCATTTGTGCCTGTTTTGTCGAAGTTGTCAACTTCAATAATTCTAACGTCTGTACCTTCTGAAAAATCGTATTTATAAGACTTTCCGAAGCTCTCTCTTTGCCTGTGTCCATCTACTCCGTAGACTTTCCATGTTTTTGTCGTCATAATTTTTCACCTTTCTTAATTACTTTCTTTTTCACATTCAAAGCCAAACAAAATATCATTTGCCAGCTCTTCGCTTATTTCTTCTTCTGCGATTGGCTTTCTGTTCTTTGCTCCAATTATTTCATCAAGACTTGCGTCTATATCAGCAAGTGCCTTTTCTCTGTCAAACCCAAGCTTGACGACCTTGTTTAATAATTCGATTGTTTTCATCTTTTTCACCTTTTCAACCTTTCTTATAAACATATATGACAATTTGAAATATCTTCGCCCTCTTTAATCTCTGGCAATTCCACAATTCGCGCGCCTCTGTTATCTGTTGCATATGTACTTGGATAACTTTTTGAGTTAATAACTGCGCTTATGTATTCTCTTTTCTGCTCATCTTTCTTGATTGCTAAAAATAATCTCATATTCTGCACCTTTTCAGTCTTTCAACTGTCCTTTCTTAATTTGTACAATTATAATATCATAAGCAATACATAAATGCAATACATAATTGCATATTTTTTAAAATTAAAATGGACACTTTTCGGAGCTGTCGCCGTTATTTGTTGGAGCTGTTGGAGCTTCCAAGCGTTCCAACTCTGCAAGTACTAATTCATTGACGAATCCGTTAATTGTTAGCCCTTGCGCCTGTATGCGTTCTTTTGTGCCTTTTGGAAGTCTGCAAGTAATACAATCCCAGTTGTTTTTTGCGGCTTCGTTCTGCTTTCTTGCTCTCTCTCTTGCCTTCTCTGCAATTTCTTTGTCTGTTTTAATCATATATAAGCACCTCTTTTATATTGTATTTTAATATTGCAATTATAAAATACAATAAATAATTGCTATATGTCAAGTATTAATTATCTCTATTGATATATCAATTTTAAATTGCAATAATTTATTTTATATTTATTGCAATTAACTATTGCAATTATAAAGGCAATATGTTATTATAATCATACAAATAAAGAAAGTGAGGACACAAACATGGATAAACAATACAGACTTGTAACAGAAAGCGGAAAAGTTTTATTAGGTGGCGAGACATACAGTCGCCGAGGAGCTGAAAGCTGGTTTGATGATTTAGGCGGAGTTTACGAAGATTACGAGACTGGAGCAGAGGAAAGAATATACATTGAGGAGGTAACAGAATGATAATAGGGTTATTAGAAAATGGTAATAAATGCGTTTACGATTTGCCGACGGAAATTAAGACAGCAGCAGAGTTTAAAAGTCTTATTTATGGCTATAACAACGGGCGCATGGCGGAAAGCCAGAGAGAAGAACTTTATAATCAGCCTAAACTAAAAGGTTTAAATGGTCCGATGTGGAACGGCTGGGGAACTCTTAAAAGCACAGGCGAAACAGTCGCAATTATTCGCTATGAAAAGCCTTGCAGATTTTAGCCGAAACGCTCCGGTTTGGAGCGTCAGCCGCGGAATGGTCTCCCGGCTCTGATGATGGCAGACCGCACAATGAAAGGATGGTTGATACTATGAGAACAATTAAATTACAAGGAATACACACACCACAAAAAGCAATTCCGGCGGCAAAATTAAAGCCGGGAATGGTTACAGTTTGGAATTTTGGTTACACTTCCACAATTAAAAGCGTAGAGCCTACCAAGAGCGGAAAAAGCGTTAAATGTGTTATTGTTTCCGACGAAAGCGGAAACGAACATATTAGAACAATGCGAGCTGATAGACTTGTAGCTGTTAAAGAGGAAGAGGCAAAAAATCCGATTGACAAGGCACTTGCAAGCAGGCAAAGAACATATAAAAGCATCTATTGCGACATTGGCACAGCCTTAGGCGCTTTTAGCACTTCGGAGCTTGCAGAATATTATATACAGCGTTTCGGAGATAGCGCACTGCGTTATTTTCTTGAGCAGGGAATAATTGCGGCAGAAATCAGCAAAGAAAAAGAAGCAATTTAATAGCAAGGTTGACACTCCCGGGGTTCGATTCCCCGGCTTGCTTTCGCCATAAATGATTGATTTTTATGGCAATAAATGATATATTATTATTAATTTCTACTTGGTAGATTAAAATAGTATATCTTTATTTATTAATTTTTAAAAAATGGAGGTATAAGAGCATGGAATGGTACGCAAACAGAGAGGTTACAAGTAAGGAGAGAGAAGCAATTGACGAAGCACTAAGTCTTTTTAATTGCGATTTAAGCGATGACGATATTCAGAGATGGATAGATGACGACACTATATCTTTAAATACATGCAGAAACGGTCGAGATGTTGTCTGGATTCTGTTAGAAGACAATCGCGAAGCGTGCGTATATGTCGACAATCTGAAGAAGCTTACCAATGAAGAAATCAAAAATCAGCTTCTTTGAATATGTACTAAATCATAAGCAAGGCAAAAAGCTTTGCTTATTTGTACACAACAAGGAGAAAAAATGCGAAAAATAAAATGCGATTTAACAAAACAAAAATTTCCACATTTCACAGTTTTAGAACCTGTACATATCGAATATAAAAGCAAAAACGCTCTCCGTTGGAAATGTCTGTGCGAATGCGGCAATATTTTTTATGCGCAAACAAGCGCGATAACATCGCAGAAAATAAAAAGTTGTGGTTGTTATCAAAAAAAATACCAAAAAGAAAAACATCTCGGCAAAGGGTGCGTAAAAATTGGCGATAAATTCGGATTACTTAAGGTTATTGATACAAAAATCGGTAAAGACGGCAAAACACAATATATTTGTAAATGTAAATGCGGGAATATAATAACCTTGCCTATTTCCCATTTAAAGAAAAGATATTCTTGCGGCTGTCTTACAGAGGGCTGCATACCAAATAGCAATGTTAAAGCAGAGAGTCTTGTGCACTTAGGAAAGAAAACCGCAAGAAATACGAGTGGTTGCCCTGGTGTTTATTGGCGTGGAGATAAACAAAAATGGCAAGCTAGAATATACTTCGATGGCGTAAATCATCATTTGGGATATTTTGCGACTAAAGATAGTGCTATTAAAGCCAGGCAAGAAGCAGAAAACGATATATATAACAGATATTCCGATATTATCGAAGAGATGCCAAATAAAAATAATGCGTTTAGCAAAAAATAAATCAAAAACAAATTGCCTTGCATTGAATTTAAAAGCATTTTAAGGCTGTTTTGTTTCGTAGGTTTATAATTCTACATCGGCGCAATAAAACCGCCGTACAGAACAAATCACAAAGTCACAAAGTCAAAACAAGCACGAACCGCAGCCAGTCAAGTTTATATAATGTACTTTAATCCATTAAAGTTTTTCATCAATTTTCAAGGGCAAATCTGAACAAAATCGGGAGTAAAAATTGAAATTCTGTGTAACCGATTTTTGGATTTCAAAATTGAAAGTGACGGGGGTATTTGAAATGGCACATTATAATTTTGTGAGAAATTTTTTCAATTTTTTAAGTAGGATTTGAACGAAATCTGAACCGGATTTTGAAAATTGTCAAAATCGAAATTACGAATATAAAAGAGAACCCCACGGAGGTAGCAAAAAAGTTGCATTATATTCCGTGGGGTTTAAATTAATCTACAAAAATAATCGGTTTATCGTCATCAAAAAGATTACTAACAACTTCCTGTTCTTTATCCACTAAGTAACAAGGAACTTTTTGGAATCGCCTAAGCCCTTTGATAATTTCATATTTGTTATTAATTCTATATATAGTTCCTACGAAATTACCTTTATTAACAGGAATATAAGATTGCGTATCTAATGGAGCTGATATAGGTTTGTCAAGTTCCTTAAGTTCTACAATATCTACTGCTTCAATCTTGCATAAATCACCATACTCACCTAATGATGGATATACCGGTGGTTTTAGTAACGCATGGTATATATCATCTATGTCACTATCATCAGCTTTGATGTATATAGTTGTATATAAATCAACTAGCATTAGATGATATTTAACTGTACTAACCCAGCCGGTATGGCTTCCGTCTGCATAATCTGTTATAACATCCCAACGCTTAAGCATTTCATCGCTAATTTTGTTGAAATTATAGCCACCGTGCCATTCTTTTTGCACCTTAGTATTATAAATTCCTTTACCAGTAACAAAAAAATCTAATTTATGATACCTTTTCCATTGGCACATTGAATGAATAAACCCATTAACTGTGCTAAATGGTGGCAAAGGGTAGCAATCTGCACCTTTTGGCGCTGATGGATTATTGAATCTAGCCATTTCTTGATACATTTTTAATCTTACAACTCTCATAATAAAACCTCTAAAATAAAATAAGTTGCACCTATACAAAAATGTATCAATGCAACTTTCCACTATGGTTCTATTAAGGTAAAATGATATATTAATTATCAATTGTTTACATCTATTAAATAATAGCATTTTTAAATATTATTGTCAACACAACAACTTTCTGTATAAATCAATGCTTTACTTGCATACCGGCATTGACTTAGTTCATATATCAATAATTCCTTAGTCATAGTCGGATTAGTCTTTTGAACTATCTTTAATAACTCATCAATACTCATTATCCTACTCTCCTAACTGCTCCAAGCACCATATCAACAATATCAAACACTTCATCTCCATAAGTTGCTACAAAATCACACAATATCTCTTCCTGTTCAATCGGCAAATACACATCATAGGACATACAGATTGCATGGCATACTTCGTGTATCAGCACTTTGCGTTGCATAAATCCACGCAAGGCATTTGATAGATAAATTGTATGTGTATTTCTATCAGTTACACCTAAGCTGATTGTGCCGTCTGACCGCTTTAATTCGCCCGAATTTGAATTTTTATATTGCACTTGCCAGATTGTGCCATTGATGCTAAAAATCATCTGTATGCTCCTTTCTGAATAAAACAAAAACCACTAACCGATATTGGCTAGTGGCGTTTGCTTAATGTATTTAATTGTTATGCACTCTTTACACAATAACATATCATCATTTCCTTAATTACCAACTCATAAGCTGGTTTAAGGTCTTTATCGTTGGCAATTACATATAGCTTGTTGATTTTCTTAAGTTCAGACTTTTTAATGTCTGGTCTTTCTTCCAAAGCTCTGCCGACAGCTCTCTGAACTCTATCATCAAGCCTGCAATTTCTTTTCTGCATTAGTCTTTCGTAACTTTCTTTTCTTGCATACGAATATCTCTTATCTCTGGTATCACCTTTGTTAAAGTAAGGACTTTCAGCAATCTTTGTAATGCAAGAATTGACCCATTTCTGGAAGTTCTCAACATCATCTACTCTTTGGAATGTTTCAGCAATAGCATTCTGTGTCTGTTTTACTTCTCTGACTTCTTTTGCAAGTTGCTTCTGTTCAAGCTCATTTCTTGATATTTGCTGTACAAGCAAGTTCATCAGCTTTGTTTGAGGGTCAAGCTGTTCAAGGTCAATCACTTTCTGCTTAACTCTTTCCTCAACTGTTGCAAAATATTCTCTTGCCTGTTCCGCTTTTTCTCCGTTACCCTTGACAGACAACTTCTTAGCAAAATGTGCTGTTAGTTTGTAATCATCAGCAAAATTGCCTCTCCCTTGTTCATTCTTCATTGATGAAGAGTAAAAATAATCTTCATTTTCTGCGGCAAATTCATTGTCAATAATGTTTGACTTAACCCACCTTGAGTAATTCTGTGGCGCAAGTTCTAAAAACTGATACAATTTTCTTGCTGTTGTCATTCCCTTATCATCAATTCCTAATTCAACCTCAATGGGTGTCTTGTAGTTCATATCCTGTGTATTACTTATAGTTTCTAATAACATTGTTTATTCCTCCAACTGTTGATGATTATTATTATGCCCAGAATGCTGTTAAATCATCATAGAGGAATAACTCTATAAGCTAGTGCATTTCTTATACTTTGCTAACTCCTCTTCAAGCTCACGGATTTTATTCACCGCTTCATCATATGATTTAACCATTTTGTCATATTGCCATTCTGGAATCATAATTGATTTGAAACTCATTGGTGCTGTCATAATATTTCCTCCTGTGAATAAAGCTGTAATACAGAGATTGTTTCATCTTTTGTATAATCGCTATCTATTTTTTATCGTGCTTTTGGTTATTTTATTTGTATTTTATTTTTTGTTACAATCTCTATATTGTCTGCTTGCAATCCCATTAGAAACATAGTAATATATTTATGTTCCCTGTGGAATTGGCAAGAGTAGTTGTTTATCGTGCTTGGTTACAACTACTCTTTTTCTTTAGCTAAAAGCAGATGTATTCCTCTTCTGATAGCTTCACCTTTTGTGATATCGTGCTGTTCACAATAGATTTTCAGCTTTCTTTCTGTTTCTTCATCAAGTCTGATACTAAATCTACTTGACTTCGGATTATCAGCTTTAGGTCTGCCTGCTGGTGACATAAACATCACTTCCTTTCTTGTCACACCTTTATTATATTTATGTCACACCTTATTGTCAAGCATTATTTTAAAATATTTTTTCACTAGCCAATATTCAGTTATCAATGTGCAAAAACAGGCTATGAATATTGCTACCCATAGCCTTTAGAATCATATCTTAGATACAAGAGTACTTAACTTTGTTCTAAGTAAGTTCTTCTCCTCTGCCGACATATCAGTCACCATACCTGTGATATCGCTTGCGAGTTCCTTAGTGTAGCTGTCAAGTGACTTCATCTTGTGTTCCTTATCTTCTGGTGTATTATTCTTATGCATTTCCTTAGTCTCTGTGTAGTTTCTCTTTGCCCTGTCATAGCCGCTTTCGTTCATTGGCTCTGTATAGTACATCTTGCCATAATCCCTATCCATATCCCTCATACGCTCTACTTCTGGGTACATGTGCATATAAGGTGGCTCTTCATATCCTCTGCGGTATGTTCCTTTGCCTTTTGGGGCAAATCTGCCATTAGCATAGCGGTAGTGGTCGTAAAATCTTCTGCCATTTTCTTCGCCATATTCTGTCTTAAGACTTCTTAGGAGCTCTTTGTCGTACTCTTCTTCCTCTTCATCAGCCTTTTTCATAGACTTAACGATAACTGCACGATATTCAGCTTCGCATAAATCCTTAATCATATCCACAGCTTCTGACATTTCCTCAACATTTACATTTTCAATGCCCTTATCAAGTTCAGATAGTGTCTTTTCGGTAAGGCACTCAACCATTTTGTGTATTCTTTCAATATGCATAGTTGTTTACCTCACTTTCTTAACCTATTCTGTTGATTGTGATATTTGCATTAGCCACACTAATAGCCTGTGTAGATGTATTCTTAACAGAGATTGCCTGGCAGCAACCACAAGAAAGCCATACATCTGTAGCCATAGAAACATTGTTAAATGCTTCAACTGCTGTCGGTGTAGAAATTGCCAGCGTAGATAAGTCTGGCTCGCCCTCGACGGCAATAGCTAATGAAATTGCTTCTGCAGTTCCGCCTGTAGGAACCGCAATATTTCCATTAAATTCTACTCTGTACTTTGCCTTGCAAGTGTTAGTAGCACCTTTAAGGTTGATTAATCCGCTTCCTGTTCTGTGCGAAATATATCCTTTGTTGCATACAGATGTTGGTGCATCTGTAAATAATACATTTCCGTTTACTGCAACTGTCTGTGTTGCAACATTTGAAAATTCAGCCATAATAAAAACCTCCTTATTTCATTTCTCCTATTGTTTTAGGTTTCTCTTCTTTTGAAGTTTTTACTCCCATTGAAACCATAGACTCTTTAAGCAATTCTGTATAATCTTTCTTCGCCATCTTATCTACTGTATCAGAAATTTCTGATACAGTTTTTAATTCATAGATATTAAGCTTATTAAAATCTATGCTTTTAATTGCTTCTATAAACTTATTTTTTAATTCTTCCATTTTAGAAACCTCCAGATAATTAAAATAAGGGCAAACATTATAGCCTGCCCTTTGATTATAAGTAATACTGCTTAGCAGACATAATCTCCCGAGTTTTCTTTCGAGTTAAACTCGATACTTAACTCGATTAAACCGATTAAAACCAAGAATTAAACCGAGCAAATTTGATTAAGATACTTGATTATTTAATTGTTTAGCAGCCGCATCCTGTATTGCAACCACATCCATAAGCATAAGCATTAGGATTAGGCACAACATAGGCTGGAATAGCTGTAGGATTTACAGAGTTGACAATCTGCTGTGTCTGCGCTGTCATTGCAGTAGTCAGAAGTGCATTCTGTCTATCCTGTGAAGCAGAAAGTTCAAGTCTCTGCACCTTATCTCTCAAATCTGCATTTTCCTTTGTACATAAGTAATCAAGAATAGCTCTTGTTCCTGCCTGCTGGCTGTCGATAATATCTCTTGTGTTGTTGCACATTGTGTTCTGTAAAGCACAAGTGTTAGTTGCCATGTTGTAGTTTACACCTTGGATGGCTTCTCTTGTCTCACAGCAGCAGTTAGCAATCTGTGACTGCAAAGCGTTAGTATTCTGCATATTAGCGACTGTATCAGCGTTAATAGCCTGCTGTATGCCATAGCCAGTCTGCATGATATTTGTGTTGATACCATTAAAACCAGTAAGCATGCTATTGTTCATAGCGTAGAATCCATCACAAAGTCCATTAGAAATACCATCTAACTTGCTGATAACTGCTGAATTATCAAATCCTCTCTGAATATCAGCTTGTGTAGCCGCTGTCGCAACATAGCCACCGCCATTATTACCGCCAAATCCGCCAAATCCACCATTGCCCCATCCAAAGAGTAATGCGAATACAACGATTATCCAAAGCCATCCGCCGTCAGCCCATCCGCCGTTATTGCCGTTGCCGTCAATATTAGCGACTAATGGTACGCTGGCACAATTTGAATTCGAAAACATATTGTTACCTCCTAAAAATATATTCATAAAGATGTCACCTAGGTAGTTTGCAAAGACATCTAATATGCTGCTAATTACCAAATCTGCTTTTTATCTGATTAAATACATCATCTGCATTTAACCCCTTTTCCTTGCATAAATTTCTAGCCATCTGCTCTATGCCTTGCATATTGCCCTGCTGTGCCATCTGCATAGTGTTTTTCATCATAGGATTGCTCATAATCTGATTATTTCCCATCATCTGATGTATAAACTGTTGCGGACCAGCTTTTATCATCTGAAAAATGTTAATTGGGTTCATTCTTCATCACCGCCTTTACTTTGAGTTTTTGAAGTTTTTCTCTGTGTTCCTAAAGATTTATCAAATCTATCTTCCAACTGCCCTATTTTCTCTGATAATTCCTCAAACTTATTCAGAAACAGCTGTGTGCTTTCGTCTGATAGGGTAAATTTAGCGTTTTCTGCGTTAGACATAGAATTTACTGTCTGATTATCTTTAGGGTCTGTATAAGGCTTATACACAATCGTTCTAATTGTTCCGTCGGCATTCCAACCCTTGACATAAATCTCCGACATATCCTGTTTCGGGAAAAATGCCATTGAGCCATCCATAGGCACTTCATTAGCGTTAATATTTTCAACTGTTTGTACTATTCTTCCGTTAATGCCTGACACCTGCTGTGGAATAGGCTGTTGATTTATCTGCATAGGCTGTTGTTGTAAGCTCTGTTGATAATTTTGCAAAAAGTTCATTCTATCCGCATATGGATTCTGCATAGGCATATAATTATTATTCATCATAGGTGTTGTCTGATAAGGATTGTTTATCATCTTCTACCTCCTCCAAGACTTCTTCGATTGCGTGGATAACAAGAGATAATGTTACTAAGTCAAGTTTCTGTAATTCTTCTTTGCTTAAGATTTTTTCTCTAATTTCATCCGAAAACATTCGCACTACCTCTCTTTCTAACTTAATTTTGGCATAAAAAAAGAGAAGAACATTATCAAGTTCTTCTCATATTTACATCACGCAAAAGCTCTTTTATTTAATTGTCTTTATCCGTACACCATTAAATTTTCCGTACACCATTTTTACACCATTTTGCCATTGAAATACATAGAAATATATAGATTTATGTGGTGTATAGATGGAGTAAGCACTTTTATTTTATCCTCCGCAAAATCCCTTAAATACAGTAATTATCATAACTTTCATTAAGGTCATAAGGAGTTATCTGGTATACATAATAAGTTTCTAAAATATTATACATTTTTAATCTTCTAAATAGCATAAATACTGGATTTTTAGTTGGTGTATGGCGTATATTTACACCGCATTTACACCACGTTTTTCACAAAGTCAACAATTTTATTTTCGTTTTTAACAATTCTTTCAATGTCGTCACTTGCTTTCTGTGGCATAACATGTGTGTATAAATCCATTGTCATTTGTAATGTTGCATGACCTAAATATGATTGAACAACTTTCGGCTGCACACCCGCCTCAAAGCATCTTGTTGCAAATGTGTGTCTTAAAGCATGACCGCTGAAATATTCCATTTCTTCATCAACAGAACGGACAAGATTTATTGTATCTACAATAGAATCAATCGCCGCACTGTATAAAACCGAATTAAGTGGTGTGTTAAATTTTGTTGTAAATAAATAGTCGTTCTGCTCTTTAGGTTGTTTGTTTTTGATAACATGCTTCTGCCTTATCTGCCTTTCAAGATGCTTTCTGCATAAGCTGTTCATAGGCACTTTCCTATTGCTCTGTTCTGTTTTAGGCTCTTCTAAATGAAATTCCTTGCGTTCATCATCAAGGTATTTCTGATATACAAGCGTCTTAGATACATTTATTAGCCCATTTTCAAAATCAATATCATTTTCAGTTAAGGCAAAAAGTTCTCCCGGTCTCAACCCTGTATTTACAGCAATATTGAATAGATTGTCGTAAAATGTGCCAGCACAGCATTCAAAAAATACTTCTTGTTCATCAATTGTTAATGCTTTAGCGAAAACTTCCTTTTTTGCCCTCAATTTAACTCCTTTTGTTGGATTTCTGGACATAAGCTCATCTTCCATCGCTCTTGAAAACATGTCTGATAATATAACTTTAATTTTGTTTTGCCGTTCATATCCATAGCCCTTATCGTCAGTAATATCAATTAATTGTTGAATATCCGACTTAACAAAGGAATTTATGTTGCGATTTCCCAAAAAAGGTGATATATTCTTAGTGTATATGTGAGTGTATTCCCTAAGTGTATTGGGGCGTACACTTTTCTTTTTGTACACATCTACCCAACGATTAAACCAATCGTCCAACTTAATGTTATCTCTTATGCTTGTAAATGACTGACTATCAGCTATTGCAATTGCAAGTTTCTTTCTTAATTCTGACAGTTTATCGTCATAAATGCTTTTTCTCTGACCGAATCTATCAACATACCTGCCACAATATTTTCCGTTCTTCCGTTGACAGATTCCATTTCCTAGCTCTTTACCTTTTAAATCCTTTCCCATTTTCTTTAGCTCCTTTCAATAAATAAAGAGCTATTGCGTGATAATTAATATTACTACACAATAGCTTATATTTCAATATATCTCTATATTTCCCTGCTTTTTTCTATATATTTCTCAAACTCTTTACGCTTGACAAGCCTTTTATTTCCGACCTTTAAAACAAAGGGGCAACTAATCTCATTAAGCATTGTACTAATTCTATTAATTCCAATATTGCTATATTCAGACGCTTCTTCAACTGTCAGTGTTACTTTTTCCCATATAGGGATTGTTTTAACCATTTCATCAGTCCTTTCTTGATTTTTATATCCTTAACTCTCCTTGAAATTGTTGCTTTGGATAACATGAGCCTCTGGCTAATTTGCTCTAAGCTCATATTACCCACAAGCAACTTGAAAATTCTCAATTCTTCCTCGGTAAAATTGGCATTTTCCAATATCTTTTCAAGTTCCGGCTTAGTAAGTTGCGAAAACTTCATAAGCCATACTCCTTAATATTTAATTTTTATTTTTGTTTCTTCTTCTAACTGTTCAATAAGTTCTTTCGGATCTATAAGCCCTGCGTTAAAATTCTCATTGAATTTGTCAATCTCATCAATAAGCCGTTCTAGTCGCTTATTTCCAAATCCAAATTTATCATGTAGGACCCATAATAGAATCGTTAAGGCATTACCAAACATTTCTTTATTTTCTTTATTCTTCTGCCTGTTTAATTGAACTCTCATCATTTGTTCTTGAAATCTTCGTTGTTCCGACTTGCTCATTTAACATAGCCTCTCTTTTCTTTTTCTCCCGATATCTTTTACAGTATATGGCATTTTTACCGGTTTCAATCCTTTTAGCTTCTATTCTTTTTTGTGCAGCTTTGCCTTTTTCTGATTGCTTATACCTTTTTTGTGCAGCCTTGCCTTTTTTAGTCTGAAAATATTTCTTCTGGCTAATTTTATGTTCTTCTGACTGATTATATCGTCTGCGTCTAGCTTTGCCTTTTTCGCTCTGTTCATACATTCTGTCATATATAGCCTTTGCTCTTTGCTTAGGTTCTAATTGCTCTAATTTATTTCTAAAGGCAATTTCTTTATCTAGTTTATTTTGCTGAACTATATCCGGCTGTTCAAGCGTATTGTATAAACAATCATCTAAAGTACAGTTAAAGCAATCGGGATAAATACAATTTTTGGGTTTCATAATTTTTACCTCATGGCGTTTATTCTTTCTTGAATATCTTGAGGTGCTTCAATATACTCTTCTGCGTTTGTATTTTGACCAATAAGGGCATTTTCTTTAATTTGTAATGTATTTATATCTCTTTGGAATTTTTGCTCGATTTGAGCCTTATACGAATTTGCATTCGTCTTTTCGATAAGTGATTTGATATTGTTCGGCATACGATTTATTTCATTCGTACGCTTAACAACTGTTTCGTAAGTTCTTAGAAAATTTGATTGTATTACTGTTTCAATCGTCTGGTAATCTGATGTCGCCCAGTTTTTAAGGTTATCTGGCATACCAACCGCTTGCCTGACAAGTGGTGGTAGCTTGTTAAATTCTTCAACTGCCCCATATGTACCATTCCGTAACGCCTTACTGACCAACCCCCAAGCTGCCATTCCATCAAGTTCCTGTGGCTGTGATATAGTCTGTATTTTACCTATCAACTGTCCTATACTTGGAGCAAATCCGCTTATATCAGAGTTGATATATGCTTTAAGTGCGACTGACACTTGTTCATAACTGTAATTTTCCAACATCATATTCCACACATCTACTGTTTCGGATAAATTGTTAGGTTTGTAGTTAGGGTAGCAATCACACATAATGCGGATAATTTTAACCGTTTCTTCTCTTGTCATTGCTGCTCCCTTTTAATTGATTCGATATAGCGTCTAACTTGTCACATATAATAGCACTATTGATTGCTATTGTTCTTAAAAGTGATTCAATCTTTCCGTTGTACGGATAATCACTTCTAAAATTTATTTTATTGAGCGTATCATCTAATCTACTCATTCTTACCACCTGCCCTTACTGATTCAAGTGCTTTAAAAAACTCACTACCTTTTATCTCTTCAAAGCCATTTTCGCAAGGAGTTAATGAATTATAGCAATTAGTACTCATACGCAAGTATTGTTTTCCATTGCATTTAAATCTTGTTATTGAATAGCCACCCATTTCCGTTTCTTTGAAGTAGTCTCCGCACCTCAAAGGATAAATATTAATAACTATCTCCTTTTTAATACATTCATCTTGAAATTGCTTTAATATTTTGCAGCCTTTTTTAAACTTTCTCATACTTTGACCTGCAAACATTTTAGGCTTGTTTAATTGATTGCCAAATTTTTCGCCATTTTCCTGTATATCATCAATATATAATTCAATATTACTTTTTGTATTTTCCTTAAACGCAACATTAACACTACCATTTCCACACATATAATAATGATTCCCACTTATTCCTATGCGATTGAAAAAATCTTTGATAAATTCTCTTCTGTTTTTTTCTATTACTTCATCACGATGTAACCCTTTTAAATAATCTTCATTTGTTACAATATAAAATTTCTCCATTTTCATCGCTCCTTTATACATTATCCCAGTCAATAGCACCCTTATTGAAATTCTGATTGCCTTGCTTTTCGGAAACGACATTCTGATTAAGGTAACTCTCAAACTTCGTGCCAAACAAGGTATCTGGTCTTAAGTATCTTTCCCTTTCAGTTCCAAGCCATTCATTAACTTTTTTATCTATGACTGTGTAAAAATCCTGTTCAGTATATCCCTCTTTGATTCTTGCTCCGATATGCTTCTTAGTATTAGACGTATTGTATCTATATCTGGTATTACATCTGTTATTTAAGTAACTAATAATATTTATATATATATTATTATCTATATTATCTTTCTTTTTATTTACTATATTATTATTAACAGAAACAGAATCAGATACAGTATCAGAATCAGAAACAGATGTCTCCATAGGGTATGTATACCCTATGTATAGGGTATCATTTTTAATGGAATCAACCATATCATTAACATATTTTCTAAATTCGTCAGATTTAATATGTTTGGCAACTCCTAAAACCCCTGCCAAGACTTTCTCTGATTTGCTCCAGTTATACTTGTACCAATGTAATATCAGCACTTCTTTAGTTTCTGAATCAAACTTAATAACCTTGTGTACCTTATCAAACCTTTCTAATAGCCTGATAATAGTATCTTTGTTATAACCTGTCTGCCTTGTCATTTGCGAATAACTAACCTCATAACACCCACATATATTTGTCTGTGGATTTGTTAGCAAATATATGTAGAAATACTTGTCCTCTGGCGTAAAATCATCTTCAACCTTGTTATCGGTCCAAAATGATAGTTGAACATTTCTATATATTGCCATATTATTGCTCCTGTTCTTCAAGTTCTGTCACATTGTTACTTCACTAAATCGTTGATATTAACTCTGAATCCGTCAAATTCCTTACCTTTACTTCTGACATAGGCAGATGTATCAAAGAACATCAAGTTACCTTCTCTGTCCGTTGCCATACTTACACCATTCCTTGTAAGACTGCCTTTGAGTAGGTCAAGTAAAATCTGTATTTCCTGCTTTGTTTCGTCTTTCATTATTTACCTCTCCATATCTCTTCATCAAGAATATATTGCCTGATAAATCTATCTGCGTACTGTGGGTGTATCATTGACCTTGCTGTTTTCTTATTGTCTGCCCCTGTTTTTGCATAATGTTCTTTTGACATTGTTCTTATTGCGTCCTTGCATTCGATAGCATTATAACTAATTGGCTCAAAAATAAGATTGTTCTGTGGCTCGCAATTCAAAAACCAATATTGTGTAGGCTTTTTAAAGTAATCTCCGCTATCTCTCCTGTCTCTATCAATTACCGCTGGGGAATAGCACCAATATCGTCTTAAAAAATGCTCTTCTGAATAAGGATTCTCCATTACTAGCTTTAATCCTTTTCTCGTGCAAATAATAAACATTTTGTTTACCAAATCATACATAAGTGACACTTCTTTAAGCAAATTCATATCAAATTCGCATTTTTCTTCTAAAGACCATTTTTTCTGACTTGCCGACTGCCCTCTGAACCACAGCATTATCTGATTTTCAAACCTTATGCAAGGAAAAAATGCAAATATTAAATCATCAGGGCTTATCTTATCGAACAAACTCGGCTCGCCTTGATACCCCCCCTCTATCTCTTTAAAAAGGTCAGTAACATAGTCGGTTTCGTCAAATTCATTCTGAATATCATAGTCATAGGCTTCAATTCCATACTTTTTGAAAGCATTCTTGAATGTGCCTGACTGTTCAAATAAACAATGTACTATCATTCTAAATCCACCAAAAGGAAACCTCGGTTTTATGTCGCGACAACCTATTCCTTTCTTTGATTTTTAATTAGTTAAATCTGTTTCTCGGAAGAGTAAAATCTACTCTCTGACCACAGCTATAGCACCACTTGTAAGAGTATTTAATAATATCTTTACCTGTAAAAATCTGACCGCATACAGGACATTTATAATCATCTTCGCTATCCTGTACGGCAATTATATCTTTTTCTTTCAGCTTTTCTTTCAAGTGGTCTAATACCTCTATGCAATCATTTCTTTTCATTCTGAATCACTCGCTTTCTTTTCTCTCAAATCTCTCACAAGACACATCAAGCAAGCAACCGCACCGCTCAACTTCTGTTGTTCCCCAATATGTCTTGTATCTGTAAGAGTTTGCACAATTAAAACAGAAGTCTTTTCCGTTATTCATTTTGCAACTTGTCTTTTTGTCCTCTAACTTCTTCCCAAGACTTTCATTTATCCTTTTGAGTTCCTCGACCTTTTTCTGCAATTCCTCAAAATCTTCAATGAGTTTGTTGTATTTCTTCTTACTTAAAATCTTCATTCTGAATCGCCTACTTTCAATAAATCCATAAACTTTTCATACTGTTTCTGTGATACCTTGTTATGCTCTTTTTCGGGCTTTAAGCGGATTATAAGGTGTTTTTCTGCGATAGAGGATAATTCCCTCGCTAATACCTTTTTGCCTTGCTGTATGCCCTGCATATAGCCTTTAGGTGCTTTTCTCTCGCCTATTGAACCACTGGCACGATTTTCTCCTTGACCGCCTAAACTGACATTCCTAAGCTGATAGCCTTTATCAGCATATAGCTTGATGTAATGCTTTTCCTTTTCGTCAAGCTGACTTTCGGGGAAATTCAGAAACTCAACTCGCCAACCATAAGGATTTTTCTCTTTGTCGTACAGCTTATGGCGTTTCAAACTAAGGTCTATGTGCTGTTCATAACCTACAAGGTGGCTTGCCAATCTGCTAAGTGTATGTACCGCCTGTCCGATATACGCATACTTAAATCCGTTTTCATCTTCTCGGAGTAAGAAGTATATTCCACTTTTGTCATTCAGCTTTGGGTTCAGCTTCAACAGTCGCTTTTTATTCTCCTGTTCTATTGCCTTGGCTCTTGCTATGTTCTGATAATTCAATGTTTCCACCTCTCTTTACAATATCAATTGCCGTCTGCATAGCAACCTCATTTATAGCGTTTTGAATTTCGAGTTTAATTCTCTTTTCGATATATGCTTCTAAATCTCGTAATATTAGTATCATCTGACCAACAGCCAAATGTATCGTTATCGCCATAAGCTTTGACGCTTACCGTGGCTCCGTCCATACCATCTGCGATAAAATCATCAGTGTAATTAGTACTATAAAACGCCGTATAGGTCGTATCGTATTCTTTCCATGTTCCATCAGCTTTTGTGATACGTACCTTATAGGATGTTGCATTTTCGACCTCTGACCACTTTACCGCTACGTGACTGTAATGAAAATACCTTGATGCACTCTTGTAGTAAGATGCATATTTCACTGTCGGAGTACCGAGAATGCATTTCTCAAGCCAATTTTTCACAGCATTGTCGATTGCATCTTTTAAAGCACCATCGGGCTCGAAATTGATGTCTGGAATCTTCACAGATGGTGGTTTAAGTGGTGGCGTACATGCCGACACCGGTACAGCATTAAAACCCCCCATTGCAATCACACAAGTCATAGCTATTATTGTTCTTTTCATTTTTCTACACATTGTTTTATCCTCCTTTAGTTTGTCTACTTCAATTAATCTCATACTTATCACGCTCCAATAATATACATTCAGTTTCAAAGAGTTTTTCAGATATATCTTTTGAATTAACTCTGCTCTCAAATTCCTTGATAAAATCTCTGTATGCCTGTTTTCTAACTTCTCGGTCATGCTTGGTACAATCAAGCTCATCGAATGAGATATTGATTTTTCTGATAATACTGTAACTTGATTTATCAGAATTGATATTCATGTATCTTTCAGTGCATATTGGCATAATGCCATTTTTCTGTAGCAGTTCTGTAATCTGAAATACAAACGCTCTTACAACTGCAATATCTTTTTGCTCCGACATATCCTTTGCAATATTTGCAAATATTTTATTTGTATAATCCATTATTTTTCCTTTCTAGGACAGCCATTATCTGACTGCCCTATGAGTTATTTCTTTTTCCAGCGCAAATGAGTGTCTATCAAATTTGCATAAGTCCAAATATAGCCACCGGCTGATTTATCGAGTCCTCTACAGCAAGAGGAAATACTTTGATATGTTATTCCCAAGCTCATACTGGCCTCTTTTATACTTTCCCATATTTTTAGAGCGTTACCGGATAAATCAAATTGGATAACTCTATGTTCTTTTGCTTTACTGCCTTTGCCATATGTAGAATTATATTTTGCAGAGCACCATTCTAAATTATCAACACGATTGTTCCTCTTATTCTCGTCAATATGATTGACCTGTGGCAAATTATTGGGGTTTGGAATAAATGCTTCTGCCACAAGTCTGTGGACTAAGTAATTCTTATTAACTCCATATCTAAGTTCGATATGATTATGCGAGCCGCTTTTTGAAGGCTTAAGGCGCTTTCCGGTAAGTTTATTCACAATGTTTCCGTAATTGCTTACCTTGTAAAATTTTTCGGCGCCAACAACGTCTCTCCATTCTTCTTTCACTTTCCACCTCAATCTTACGCAAATGGTAATTCTTCACTATTAATAGAGTCATCAATGTTCATAAAGCTATCATCGGGTTTTGGCTGTGGCTCTGCACTGCTGCTTGAATTTTTACCGTCGCAAAATTCCAACTTAGATATGTTGCAATCGTTGGTGTAAACTGTGTTTCCGTCTCTATTCTTGTAACTGCCTGTAGTCCACTCACCAATAACTGCAATCTTTGAGCCTTTAAATACATGCTTTTCTACTGTTTCAGCAATCTTGCCAAAAGCCACGCAGTTAATGAAATTTGCCTTATCGTCTTTCTTCTTAAAATTCTTGTCAACGGCAAGTGTAAATCTTGCTACTGCCATACTTCCGTTTACTGTCTGTGAATATCTAACATCAACATCTCTAACAACTCTTCCTGAAATTATCACTTTATTCATATTTTTTCCTCTTGCTTTCTGAAATTCGTTTTCTGGTTTCTTCACTTCTTTTTTTCCCTGTATGATGATATATTGTATGCGCCGAATTTGTCATCATACATAAATTTTCAATTCTGTTATCATTTTTTATCCCGTTCAAATGATGTATGCAGCAATTTTGCGGCACTTCTATTCCTGTGGCTTTTTCATAAACTACGATATGTTCCATAACGTATCCACCTTTATCTGCTCTTTTATGTTCTGGCATTAATATTTGAACGTATCCTTTTCTTGTTTTCCTAACGCCGCCATTCCAATTACTAGCATTTTTACCACTTTTGGCTTTTGACCTGTTCAAAAACTCAATTTCTTCATCTCTCTTTAAATTAAGTGAATAAGCTTTTTTATAGATTGCCAAAAATGTTTTATTAGGAAATAAGGCGATTAATTCATCATTTGTTAAGCGAGAATATTTATCTTTTAATAAAAGGACTTCCTCCTCACTCCATTTGGGATTCATAGTTATTATCTCCTTACATCTAAATTTTCCATATTTGTTGCGATTTCTTTCGCTTCTGATTGAAGCCAATCCATACAACTAACTTCTCCCTCGTATTCTTCGCCGAATGTGTTCTTAAAGGTTATAAGAAGCTCTGCTAATTCTTCATCCGACATGCTTCTAATTTTCTCTGCATTTGTCATATCAACGCTCCTATTCTGTTTCTGATTGAAGCCATTCCTTAACTTCCGTCACTGTATGCATTGAAACCCCATTTTCAATAGTCTTAACGCTACCCTCTTCATAAGTTTCTATTGAACATATAAAATCAAGCAACTCTTCATCCGACATATTCCTTATCCTGTCGGCATTGGTTGTTGTGAATTTAGATGAGGTAATCTCCATAGTTACGTCCGTAATAAGTCCATCTCCATAACCATCTAGCTTTACAGATTCAATACTGCCGGCAAAATTGCCATTTAGAGATAAATTCAACATTCTCGGTTTTCCTGTAGCACCATATCTATTTTCCTTTGTATCAAGAATTTTTATCAAATCACTAACTGTTACTACTTTCATTTTTCTCAATTCTCTCCTTTCTATTGTTTTCCACAATCTCAAAATATATATCAATGTCACTTAATACCGACTTTAAATCGTAAGAACTATATCCGATAGAATAATCCTTTTTACCAACCAGCCTGTACTTCAATTCATAATAAGGCTTATCGTCTAGCATTCGTGCGATTATTTCCAAGCTATCGACCTTAGCTTTATTCATATTTGCTGTTATGCCATCACATCTGCAACAAGGCTCATTATCTCTTGAATTGCTGTTGTTCTGGCAGTTACAAGAAATCTTTTCCTCGCTATCATCAAATGCCTTTAAAAACATTTCAGCAATTTCTTTCTCGTATCTACCACACATACCTTTACAATCAATATCCGCAATAACCCTTGAAAAGAAATCTTTGAATTTGTCAACAATATAATCTCTTGTGAAATCTTTAGGTATATCAATTACTACTTTCATCTTCTTCGCCTCTCAATTCTTTCAGTTTTGCTTCTGCTTCTGATTTTGTGAGGAATACGGTTTTACCGAATTTCAATATGTCAAAGTAACTAAAAATTGACTTTGTTACCTTGTGCTTACGGACTGTTCGACAATATGTTTTTCCTTTTACTACTACTTTTTCTTGAACATCATCCCACCAAGTAATGTTGTAAACTTCTGTTCCGAATTTACAAGGCAATTTAACAAGTCTGCCTTGTTCCTCTAACTGCTGATATTCTTTGAATTTTTCAAGCCACTCAGCTAACTGCTCATGGTCTTTTGTGAGTTTAACATAAGCTGCATACATAGGATTACCCCTCTTAAAAAAGCACGCACGATATTTATATTCTTCTGCTTTTTCTTTTGCGTGTTCTATAAATTCATCAATATTCATTTCTACTCCTTTCTAAAACGGACATTCGCTAGGATTTTTCAAACCCCAACTTTTCCCTGCTGCCGCAACATCTACATTTGCCCCACAAGCGACTTTTTTCATCTTCTCGATGAAACTATCGCTATCCGCATTTTCACTTGATAGATGGCACATTATGACGTTTTGCAAGCTATCTGAATAATTTGCCTTAACAAAATCACAAGCTGTGTCAATGGATAAGTGACCTCTGAAAACGTGTCTTGTCTTTGGGTCGTTATCCTTATCAACCAAATCCTTGTCATAATTCACACCTAAAAGAATGTGGTTTATGTCTTTGAATCTCCACTTGATTAAATTGCAATCGGTTATGTAAAGCATTCTCCCCATTTCTTTGTGAGTAATCAGAAAGCCATATATCGGGCAAGGTGTTCCGTCTGCATTGGTATGTGTCCAATTTCCGTCTATTGTTGTTAGGTCAAATGCCTTAACTTTAAAACCACTAAATGGTATCGTGTGGCAACGATGTATGCCCTCGTGTTGTGCGTATTGTATATATGGTGCATAAATTGGTATTCCCATTGACTTAAAATCGTTTAATGACTTGCTATGGTCTAGGGTAGGTGGGCATGACTTATTATCATGCCCCTTATCCCCCTTATGTGCCAATCTAAGCTTTTTTTAATCTCCTTAATCGGTATTCCGCAATCAAGGATAAGTGTTTCTCCACTATTGGAAGTTAGGGTGTAGCAATTTCCTGTACTTCCTGTGGCGATACATTTAAGCTTCATATCCGTTCTCCATTCTTTGCCTGTCTTTTACACCAACAATCAATATACCTGTTTTCATCTTCGGCTTTAGGAACTAAATATTTCCTGTAGCGATTAATTAAAGGCTTCATCTGTTTGTTGTAAACATCCTCGTTAATATAGTTCCATATATCCATATAAATCGTGTTATACTTAATCAGTGGCTTATATTCAAACACATCATCATTCACAATGTTTACTTTGGAATTAAGCGGTAACTGCTTTCCGACAAGTTCAATGACTTCACGATTTTTCTCAACAACTGTTATCTGCTTAACATCCTCTTTATCCTGTATCGCCAAAATGATAAGACCTATTCCAAGCCCACCAATAAGGACATTTCCGTGTGCATTGCAAACAAAATCTCTATTTGTTTTCTTTTCCATAGGAGTATCAGACATTACGCAGTCGCATCTGTTAATAAGCCTTATATATTTTCCGGGTGATATCCCACAACGAACAATCGCATAAAAGTTATTATCTGAAATTTCGTAATGTTGAAGCTTAAAGTCTCCGACCTGCCCATCTTTCAGTATCGAGGTCATATCTTTATACATACTCATACTCACACCTCGATTTCATCATCCTGTGGGAACTGAAAGTACTCTGTTGTAGCTTTCTGAAATTGTTCCTCGCTCAAAATACTCTGTACTTCTTCAAAACGCTTTGAACTGGCTGTGCAATGATAAAACACATTATTTTCATACACTTTTCTAAGCATTTTCATAGCCTTAAGTGCCTTTTCTTTAGCTGAATATCTAGCTAACTTTGTGCCATCCGGCGATGATAAATTACGACAATAGATAATTGCAATTTCTCCGTCCGAAAATTTTCCACTATCTATAGATAATAAAAAATAATCATATGGGATATCTACTGTTCCGTCCTGTGAAATTACTCTCATAATCAATCCTCCTATTCTGCCTGCATAAATGGTGGTAATGTGCTATCTTCTGCCTGTTCTTCGGTTACTTCTGTGGCTGTACCCTCGATAATGTCGCTTTCTTCAAAATCAACGCTGTTTGCGTTCTGCTCAATATCGTACGCAACATCCTGTTCAAGCATTTCATCGTGGCTGATTTCCTCGTAATCCTCATTTTCATTTCCACTATGAGAATTATTGATATATTTAAGAAGCCTATTCTTAACAGTTTTCATAGCCATCTGGTCAGCAAATTTCTGATGAGCGCCATTGCCATTCTCTTTGTAGCCATATCCTTGCTTCCAAGCCTGTTTAATCTGTGCAATAGTCATAACTTCTGATATTTTCTCTCCGTCATCCATAACAGCTACCGCATAAGCACCAACAATCTTGTCATTGTCGATATTCTCAAAACTCTGTTCGTGGCAATCAATAATTGTCTTAGCATCCTCTTTGTGGTACTTGAATACATCCCCTTTATAAATGACCGCTGCGTTAATGTCTTTAAGTCCGAATCTCCTTGCTATACAAGTGTTTCCATACACTGACTTCTGACACTGTAGCTTGCCGCCATAAGCAACTGGGTAGCACTGTTTCTTCTGCATTGAAAGTCCATTCGTAACCATTTCAACAAGTGCATTTTCAATACTTGCCCTTGTGCAACTCTGCAATACAGGCTTTTTGTTCATATCTACTGTGTCCTGCAAAATCAGCATTGCCGACATAAACTCGTTTGTGTAGTTATAATCTTTAGGGAATGTTAAGCCGAATTTCTCTTTCTGCTTAATTTTAACAACCATTCCCTCTGTAAAATCTTTTGCTACAAGTTCTCTGCTTTCAGCTTCTTTTGTTTCTGCAACCGCTGTATTCTCTGCCATAATTATTCCTCGCTTTCTACTTCTTTAAATTCGCCATCAACTAATTTATAAAATGTATTCTCTTTGATACGCTTTCCATCTACATATTCTGTTTTTACACATCTAGGAATCCATATATAATTACCATCATTGTCCATTTCACCAGTTCTAATCCATTCTGCTAACGTAATCCAACTTCCAATTTTTGCTTTTGCTTTTGATTCATAACCAGCTGCCATGACAACAGAATTTTTACCCTCTGACATTATCTTTGCATAATTTCCACCCGAACCTATCGTTACGGAATCTCCGCTTGAGCATATCTGTGCATAATTTCCACTTGAACCTATCGTTGCGGAATATCCACCCGAACCTATCGTTACGGAATCTCCGCTTGAGCATATCTGTGCATAATTTCCACTTGAACCTATCGTTGCGGAATATCCACCCGAACCTATCGTTACGGAATCTCCGCTTGAGCATATCTGTGCATAATTTCCACTTGAACCTATCTGTGTGGAATGCTTGTTGCTATTATCAGTGCCATTATCTTTTATAGATTCGACTTTTGTCTTTTCAATAGTAAAATCTACGCAAGCCTTAACAAACCCTTTAAGCCCGAGTTTTGCACCAATATGAAGCTTGTTTGTTGCTGTTTTATTCCCTTTTTTATAAATGTCTCCAACGGCTTCAACATCTGCAAAATCTGGAATGCCGCTATTTTCATCAACAAGTGGATAATAGTCCAACACATCATATGGATTTTCACAGAAATGCATTACACCTGCTTCACATATTTTATTTCCGTTTTCTTCATAAGTAGTGTTCTCTTCGTACTGCTTACCTCTGCATATCATTCCTTTGTTAAATGCTTTATACCCTTTTGCACTCATCAGCTTTCCCCGCTTTCTTCAAAATGTTCTTTTATATCCAATCCGTCATCGTCGTACCACTCACACCATTCCTGCTCTTCCTCGTTAAAATACTCAAGTCCGGAAGCATTGCAGTAATCCGGCTTTATTTGATTTTCATACTGAAACAAGTCATAATCCCATAATGTATTAAGAATTTTCCAAGCCTGTTCAATGCTTTCAACTTCGACATAAAAGTTTTTAACCGCTCCTACTTGGCAATTATGCCAAACTCTTAATTTCGTCATATTATCCCTCCACAATCTCTAATTTCTCGCTATCATTAACAATTAGCATAATCAACTGACTATCTACCATTTCGGCAATCCTTTTCTGATTTGCTTTATCTAAGTTTTCCGTGTCATCAAGAATGACTGGCACCGATATGTTGCTAATCTTCTGAATAGAATTGCAAATATCAACTCTGCCTAAAATCCTGTTACCCTTGTTAGACATAGTTGTTAAAATGCTTTTTCCGTCAACAGTAGGTATGCAACAACTCTTGTAATTGCCATTCTTAGCATATTCAAATAACTGCCACTTAACTAACCCAAAGTGGCTGTTTACCGCTTCTGTCAAGGCTTCATTCTTTGCCTTATCCAGTTCGTCAAGTAAATCAAGGATTTTCTCAGCATTAGCCTTATTCTGTTCAGAATCAATCCTTGTCTGCTTTAATTCTTCAAGTCGCTGTTCGTCTGCTGCTGTATCAGACTTTGCAATCTTGCTTTCACATTCTGCTAACTGCTGCCTTAAAGCTGTTTCCTGTGACTTTAATTCTGCCTTAACCGCCGAAATATCATTAGCCTTGTGCATAGCTTCTTCTTTTTCGGCAATCTTCTGTTCAAGTGCCTTGTATTCTTCTGTAGCTGATACATCAATTTCCTGTGGAAGTTCTGCTAACTGCTTTTCAAGGTCTGCTAAATCCACTAAATGTTTTTCTAACTTCTGCTTTCTGTCAGCCAATTCCTGTTCAGCTCCAACTAACAATCCTTTGATTTCATCAAGCATTTTCTTAGCTGTGTTGCCTTTATCAGTAATTCTGTTAAGTTCTGCTTCTTTGTGTGCCTTGAAATCTGCCCTTAATTCCTCTTTTTTATCCTCCGGGTATCCCTGTTTGCAATAAGGGCAAATAAGGTTATTCTCGTCAAATACACGCTCTTTTCCGGCTTTCCATTCGGTTCTGCTATCATCAAGTGTTTTCTGATATTCAGCTATTTTATCTTTATCAAGACTAACAATAATTTCTGCACTACTTACTGACTGCTTACTATCTATAATCACATAATTAAGGTTGCTAATCTGTGATTCAAGATTTCTTCTTGCCTTAACATTGTCCTCATTAGCCTTGCGTGACATATCGTTAAGTTCAAACTTCAAATTGAGAATATCCGAACTACCCTTGTCATATTCAGCCATCAGCTTTTCATTGTCTGTCTGCTTTGCCACGCAATCAGCAATCTGTACTTTAAGGCTGTTCTTCTGTAATTCAAGGTCAGATACTTCAATAGCCTGTTTAAGCTGAATGTCACGCTCTTTCTCTTCAATCTGCCCTTTCAGCTTTTCGGCATTGTTATCAACATCTTTTTTAATTTTATTTTTCATAGCACGTATTTCTTCGTATGTGTATTTTTCAAGAAGTGGTACTAATTCGGCAAGTTTGCTTTTAGACTTTGCCATATCAAGGTCGGTTGTTTTCTTTACTAAACTGAAAAGATATTCTCTCATTTCCTTTGGCTTCTGCGTAAGAAATACATTGATATTGCTACACATTTTGAAAATATTCATATTAACATCAAGATATTCATTGAATGCCTTTAATGTCTTTGGCGCGCTATTGATGTAATATGAGTTAGTATCGCTTACAGTTGTCACAACAACGCCGTCCTTTACAGTTTCCCCATAAGTACGTTTCTGCACTTTCTTCATAGTTATTTCTTTTCCGTCAACATCAAGCGTAAGTTCAACGCTTGTGTCCATATCATCAACTGATTTTCCGTCAACCTCTCGTCTAACAACCGGATTATCCTTTAATTCATAATCGCAGTTAAACAAGCACCATAAGTAAGCTGTGGCAATAGTTGATTTGCCCTTGCCATTTTTAGCCATAATCTTTGTAATGGCATAAAAATCAAATTCAGCGTGTGCGTAGCACATAAAGTTTTCAAGTACTATCCTTTTTAAAGTTGCTCTCATAAACAATATCCTTTCCTTATTTATATATTCATAACAAATACGCCATCTTCAACTTGGAAGTTATCAATTTCCCTATCCGCATAGACTGAATACTTAGCTTCCTCAAACGAACCATTAAATACTGTTCCGTATTGCGGTGTCCATATCTGGCATACCACATCTTCATCAATAGCCATACTTGCTAAATCTCTAACTGTAATATCACTATGCATTAGCTTCGCCCTCCTCTGCGTAATTAATCTTGCTTACTGATACTTCATAAGCAATTCTTGTCTCAATCTCGTTGTCACTTATCTTCTTAGCGTACTCTCTGCTCTGAAATCTTCCCTGGATCTGGATGTGTTCTCCAACTTCAAGCTCACCTGCAAATCTCGCATTTCTTCCCCATGCTATACATGGTATGTAATCTGATTTGCCATATGGTCTGTTTACTGCCACTAAGATATCTGCAATCTCTCTGCCCTTTGGAGTACATCTGTATATAGGTGGTTTGCAGATATGAGCGTCAAGTATAACTGTATTAATATTTTCCTCGAATGGTAGTTCTGTTGCGTCCTGTGCCAGTATTTCAAGTTCTCTTGCAAATACAGATAAAATCAGCTTGCGTTTCACATCATCAATGTGTCTGTTAAAACTTCTTATCTGCCCTGAAACTGTGACAACCTGTCCTACTTTGATTTCTCTGACATCAGCAAGTCTGTCCGATATCATTACTGGTAATGTGTCTTTGTTGCCACTTGTTCTTGAACACTTGAGCATGAACACATAAAACCCCTCACCAAGTACTTCATGTGAGTACTCTGGCTCTTTCTCAACTACTCCTGCTAATGTGATATTGTTGTTATTAATTGCATTTTCCATTTCTTTCTCTCCTTACTTTAATATGTAACTTCCTATCGGTACTTTATCCATTCTTTCAATCAGATGGATTTTGCAGCTGAAAGTATAGAACTTTCTAAAATCCTTTTCTCTCATGGCTCTCTGCCTGCTTCTATTCAACTTAATGATTCTTTTTATGCTACTCATTGGCATTCTCCTTACATCTGTAATACATTACTGTAAGAAATCCTTTTGTTGTTAAGCAATCGTAATTCTTCCATGCCTCAAGGCTATGATTTGCTGTCTTAATAGCATTTCTTACTGCACTTCCGATAGAATCCTTGCTTTTGCTGTATTTTTCGGCAACTTTCTCAACTGCGTCACTTATTGCTAATGCAGAATCAAGACTGCTCATAATATCAACAATGTATACATAACCCTTTCTGTTGGAGTGAATGCCTAAGTTGAATAGTTCTTCTCTTATTCTTTTCTCCATAAACAAACTCCTTATCTGTAGCAAAAGTACATATTCTGCACTTTCTTATAAACACTGCTACCTTGTTTAAATTCAGCTTGATACAACACATTGCTAGGTATGTCATATCCGCTTATTAATAATTCTTCTGCTATTCTCCAACATCTTTCTGTTGGTTCTTTGTAGAATCCACTGTTTTTAAGTTCTGTACATTGATATTGTCCTGATTGATAGATAACTTCTTCAATGCTGTTAGGAAAATACTCACTCTGTACTCGGTTCAAAACAACGGCTCCTGCAAGATATAGCATTTCATCATCGTTGCATGTCGCTCCGCATTCACCCATCAGCAAATGTGCCATGAGCGATAACTCATATTCATCAACACTTATCTCTCCAGTTTCAACCTTATAATCAACATGTGAGTTGTAGCATTCACTTAACACTGCACTCTGCTGATTAATCTTAGCTTGTGGTTGTACTGATCTTAGAATCAACGCTATAAGGCTGATTCCTGCCAGTGTTGCAAATATGTTAATTATCTTTTCTTTCATATCTTCTCCTACATGTTTGTATCATGTACCACCTCGGCAAGTGCTATTGGTAACAAATAGGTGTCTATGAATTCGTGTACATCAGCCAAGTATTTTCTTTTAATACTCTTGTATGTCGCCACGCACCCGAATTCGCGTTTTAACTGCTTGTATATATCAGAATATACTGAACCGCGAATACCACCGTCTTTGTACGCATTGCTGTCCTTTCCGCCAAGTACTTCAATTCCTTTCTTTCTAACATGTTTCTGCACTTCTTCAATCTCACAGCCGTAAAGCGGAGTTTCTTCTTCGATACTGGTTATTTTATCTTCAACCTTATCAACTCTCTCTGCGAGTTCTGTGTTTCCCTGTGCCAATAATCTAATCTGTTCAGATGTTGTCAAAGGCTTACTGTAACTTCCTGTCTTTCTGATTGATGGAAGGACTTCTGATGTAACCCATTCTGTAAATCTTTCTGCACTCTCTTTTCTGCTCTGAAAGATTGTCTTGTAAAGATTGCTCTCGTTAATGTATAACAGCTTTTGTTCTCCACCTTTTGTAAGGGTAGGAATACTGTTCACACCCTTTGGGTTCAACCTCTCTTTAACCTTTGACGGCTGTGTAAGTTCCAATGCCTTGCATACATCAGCCAAGCAAAACATAGGTTCATCATCTTTAGTAATGGTTCGGATTTCTCCAAACTCTGAATTGCTAAAAATCTGTAGCTCCATAAACATTCCTTTCTAAATAATGTGTGATATATTTTGACCTTTTAAGGTGCATTTGAGCAATTCTGCTCATTCCTATCTGCTGTAACTTGTAGAACTTTATATTTATTGATACAATAGAAAGGTGATGGTAGACACTTTCCAATTGGTAGGTAATTCACACTTGATACGAACAGGGCGCTATCCCTGTCGAAAAGAACCAATGATGTTTGAATAAAAGTTTGCAACTATTTACCGCTACCATCACTTTTCTATTGCATCAATATCAAAAATTCTAATCTGTTTGTACTTTGTGCTATAATCCTCTTATTCTATTAGGGATTGAAGAAATGTTCTCTATTCTTACTCCTTTCTGCTTATTATCAAAATAATAAGTCCAGTATCGTAAGTGAAAAATTTAATACCGCAAGAACAACAGCGATTATTAATGTTATCAATGCAGCATCACAAAGTCTTTCATTGTTGCCTCTTTTTACTTAATCCATTTTTCAACTGGGATTCTTGTTGCTTCTGCAATTTTTTGCACTGTAGTTAATGCTGGTAAAGAATTATTATCTTTCCATCTGCCTACAACCCCGTTGCCAAGACCGCATTTTTTTTCAAATGCGTGTATTGACAAATTATTTTCTTCGCAATAAGCAACAACATTTTGATAAAACATAGACTTCTCCTTTCTTTATTTGATAAAGATTTAGAGAAAAGCTTGACAATCTTTAGAGAAAATTCTAATATATGAATTGTCGAGAAACATATTTTGAGAACACTTCCCTTTAAGTTTATTTTTAGGCTTTTCCCTAACCTTTAAACTTATTATATAGAGTGTTCTCTAATTTGTCAACACCTTTTTTAGGTGAAACTCTAAAAAATGGAGGAAAATGCAAATGAACACAGTAGAAAGAGTAAAAGACCTATGCAAGCAAAGGAAGATTTCAATACATAAATTAGAATTAGAATGTGGTTTTGCTAACGGATATATAGGTCAGTTGCGTAAAGGCACATTACCAGATGATAGGTTGGGAAAAATTGCTGAATATTTAGGTGTATCAGCCGAATATTTAAGAACTGGCGAAGAAGAACAGCTTATTTTGTCTGAACAAGCTGATTTGTGGATTAAAGTCAGAAATGACAAAAAATTATTACACTCGTTAAAAACATTTTTTGAGTTAAGTGACGAACAGCAAAAGTATGTTCTCGGTTTAATTAATTTATTTAAAGGAGAGTAGTAATAAATGATTGAATCGAAAGATTTTTTAAGAGCCATAGTAGAGAAAAGGAATAAAAACGGCAACACTGATTATGCTGACATCGCCAATAGTCTTGGCATTGATATGGTTTCGATGTTGCCGTTTATGAAAGAACTCAATCGCAAAGGTTATATCATTCAAACTCTTGAAGATGTAACTGTGACAAAACTTGGTTTACTTGCCTATGATGAACTTTAATTAAAACACTTTACGATTCAAATTGCAATGCTCTTTTACTTTTCTGTGTGTACTGCTGGTACAGTCGTTAGGTTGTGCCAGTTTTTGTTATGTCTTTTACAATTTTGAAGATGTATTCCACTACATCTTCATCATTAACCTCTTTTATCAAGCTGTAAATTTCATTTTTGCGTTCCTCCATATTCATTTTATATCCCCTCCCTTGACTACAATAATGAGGTTGTTATAGAACATCTGTTCTTGCATGTCAACCTACCCCCAGTAGATTAACAGTTTTCAGCGGTGACACTGCCAACGCCAATCAAACAGTGCCACCTAGCCGAAACTTGAAGATTCTGCCCGAACTCTCTCGGACAATTATTATTATAAATACTGATAATGTAAAAATCAACTTAAAGATATCGCAAGTTTCGACAACATTCGACAAATTATGCACATTGTGATATGATTAGTAAAATTAAATTTAAGGGGGATTTGTCTATGACAAAGAGAATTGTAAGCGTTATGCTTGTTATGTGCTTATTGAGCCTTGTAGCGTGTCAGAATGGTGCTTCTGATAGTAATGTTGAAAGTACCAGTGAAGTCCAGACAGAACAGGAAGCATTATTGTCAAGAGACAAGAGTGTATACCCTGATAATATAACTGTTGAAATGCTCAAGCGTACACCTAATAAGTATATTGATAAAGAATTCAAGTTGACAGGCAATATTGTAGCAGAATTAAAATATGATGGAGAGGTTGAAGATAAAGATGGAAATACGCATACTGGCGAAGAATCCAGTGAATATATTGCTTGCTATTATTTAGCTGTTAATGGCAATAATGATGATACTGTTGTTTTGACATATTATAGAGACGATTTTGATTATAATTTGCTTGTTGGCGATAATGTGACAATGTATGGAACGCTTCTTGAGGGTGGTATGGAATTTAAGAAAACAAACGGAACTATAATAACCATTCCTGCTGTTATGGCTGTTATGATAGATTTGAATAATTAAAATATTACCGGGAGCATTGCACTCCCGGTATTTTTATTAAGGTTAGACTAATTCGCAATCAGCTACATTGACCGCTGCGAATAATTCTCCGCCATGTACAAGCACAACTCTGTCTCCGCTTCTTTCTGATACTGTATACTCGTCATACCAAGCCTTAATAGGTGTACCATCATAATCAGTATCGCCGACAAATCTCACTGTGCTACCCTCTTCAATGTCTTCACTGAATGGAATATCTGTAGGTGCATCATCAGAACTTGTACCGCCGACAAATTCAAGATTAGCAATATTGACAGCGGCTGTGATTGTTGTACCGATGCCTATAACAATTCTGTCTCCGTCCTCTTCAATCACATCATATTCATCATAATATGTCGCAAATCTCACGCCGTCATAATCAATGTTATCAAGCACTCTGACTTTCTTACCGTCGCCGCGATTTACTGTATCTGTGTTGATATCATTGTCATTGTCATAAATGCACTTAACAAGGCTGATGTTATCCTCGTCAATAGCAGCAGTAGTTACGCCGTCAACACCGATAACAACTCTTCTGCCACTGGCTGATAAGACACTGTACTCATCATAGTAAGTGCTGAATGGCTCGCCATTATCGTACTGAATAGCGTTAATAACCTTAACTGTATCGCCTTTATGATACTTAGTGTCTGGTACTGGCTTATAGTCTGGCACTGTGATGTCTTCAACTACATGGTCTGTGCAATAATCAGTGTAGCAGTAGTTCTGGTCTACTGTCTGTCCGTTAATCTGTGTGTCTCTAAGATAATTAACACTTCCGCCAAACTGCCACATATCATAATCAACAGCAATTCTAGGTTCTGCATCTGAATACTTTGCTACCCAAACGGCATAACCAGCTTCTTTTACTCTCGAGATGTCTACATAATTGTTAATGCAGTTCTCATATGAGTATAAGCCGACATTCTTATATCCTGCATTTCTCATTTCATCAAGGAATGCCATAATAATGTCTGTAAGGTCGTTGCCGGTAACCATGCCTGCTTCAACATCATAGAATACTGGGTAGCAGAATGATTTACCTGCTAAAAGCTGTGCAAAATATCTAGCTTCATTTACAGCTTCATCATTACTTAATGCGTTACCAAAGAAATAGGCTCCTTTGTGGATTTCTGCACTTTCCAACTTGTTATAGCTGTTCTCAAACTCTCTATCTTCGTATAAGCCATCATCAGCACCGCCTGCCTTGATAATGGCAAAGTCTACACCCTCATTATTCTTTGCACCTTTGAAATCAAAGTCTCCCTGCCACCTTGATGTGTCAATTCCGAATAACTTACTCATAAATTACCTCCTAAAAAACAAAAGCATGGGTTAATTCCCATGCTTTTAAAATAATTATCTAATTTAACCATGTGCCTGAACCCCAGTCCCATGTAGCAACTACTGTATCATCTACAAATATATTTAACTGGCTTCCATTCCAATCAAATGTTACAGGGTTGCTAGCATACATTGCAGGATGCTTTATTCTTCCATAATGAGTTAAACTTATATCACTTGGATTTTGGATTTTTATAGTTGTTCCTTCCGAACTCATTTCCATAACATTTGTAACTTTGATTGAACCAGTCTCAATATAATCCGTATGAAAATTTCCTACATGGAGTGAACTTATATTAGCGGCATAATTACTTTTTGAACTGAACGAACTTTCGTCTTCCACTACCGTTAAATTTTTTAACAAAGCTTGTAATGCGTTGATTCCTATTGTTTTGACAGTATCAATACCTATATAAGTCTCTCTTAGAGTTCCCCACATATCTGTACCTGATAGCAAAATGCATTTTTGAGCATTCTGCGGTTTTATTTCGAATGTAACTTTTGATTTTTTTGCATATTTCCACTTTTCAAAAGTTTCTTTCGTGTCATATCCGAGCATATATCTTTTTGCTTGTACCATATCAAATAGGTCAATAACATCATCGGAGTTAAAATCGTACAGTTCTTTCTTTAACATATCAGTAGTTTCATTTAACACGGCTTTTTTAATGACATTCATCTCGTTATAGCTGGGTGGTAAATAGGTTTCTGTGTTATTCACTAGCTCAAACTTTCCTGTAGATGTAATATTTAAAGAGCTACCGCCAGAAATGCTTAGTCCGCCTTTTGCGTTTAGTATAATATTGTCAGCAATAGCTTCAATAGCAGATTTAAGTTCTCCTGTCGTTGGGTCTTTCTTAATATAAAGGTCAAGGCTTGCTGTTGTAGCATAATTGTTAAATTTAGCATTAACATCCTCTGGTGCTGGAGAGTAGTCTGTAGCTTTTGTACCCTTTTCTATTTTTAGTTTGTCTGTATCTACATGTGCAAAGCTAAAACGCATATATGTCGCATTAGAAGGAACTGGCAGAGAACCTCTCGCTCCAGTAGATTTATCTGCTACTCCGCTAATAAACTTTTTATTGCTGTCAAAAAAACATGTGGCTGGTGCGTTGCCTAGATTAGTCCATCCGCTTGCCACATAGTTTGTCCACTTAGACACATCTATGTAGTCCGTCAAATCCCAATAGTTACCGCCATCTGTTATTATGCCAGTGGCTGTTATATACTTATTAGGAGTTACAGTACTCTTTATGAATCTATTAACTCCACCAATTTGCAGATTGTTAAGCTCTGTCTTAGTGGTGTAAGTTGCACTAACGCTACTCGTTATCTTATTTGCACTCTGTGTAATCGCAGAATTCATTTGTGCTGTCGTACTGTAATTGGCGAATTTTCCGTCAACTATGTTTAAATCTGTCTTTGTCGCATATGTATCGCTTACAGTTGTTTTAAAGCCATTCAAACTCTGTTCAAGTTCAGAAGCCTTATTTGACAATGCAGTAACTGTCGAACTGTCGGCTTTGTTCTCAATGGTTGTCTGCATACTGCTGATACTTGATGTGTTAGTGTCCGTTGTCTGTTTAATGCTATTAACAGTACTACTCAATGTGGCAACTGTGCTACTATCAGCCTTTTTACTAAGGGTTTCGGACATTTTGGTTATAGTAGAACTATTTTCGTCAACAGTCTGTTTAACCTCATTAAATGTCGTAGTATTAACCTTGTTACCCATGTCAGTTTCAAGAGTAGTTGTTCGTGTTTTAAGACTTGATAATTCATTGTCTGTATCAGTTTTCCACGAACTAATTTCAACATCAAACTTCTTAATGCCAGTAATCTCGCCATTGATGTTAATAATGTCCTGTAATGCCTTAGTAACATCACTATCCTTAATCAATACCCATTCATAGTTAGGTGCTTCTAATGTACCTGTATCGGCAAATCTGTATGAATATCCATCTGCACTTGAAGCCGGATTAACTACATAGCAGATATCGCCTATATGCTTCTTTCTCGTGGCATCGTCTGTCCAGTTAACAGCCGGCTCATTATTAAGTGTAGGTATTTCTGTTTTAGTGAATGTCTCAATATTTCCGTCGATTTGACCTTGTAAATCTTCTTGTACCTTATCTAAATATTCTTTTGTCGGTACTTCCTCGGCTAACTTATCCAGAGATAAAGAACCTGTTCCGATACGCTTGCCATTAATTGTACCTACTGTAATGTTATCAGCATTAAGGTTAGTAACTGTAATCTTGCTTGCGTCAATAGTACCTGCTGTCAGCTTGTTTGCTGAAAGACTTTGCACCTTTTCGTTTGTTACTGCACCATCTTTGATAAGTGATGTTGTGACAACTTGTCCTTTTACATTGGCAAAATCAATTTGTGCGTACTTTAAATCCGCTATGTCCGCTGTTAATGAATTGGCTTTCAATTGCGTAATTTCAGCATTAGCCGCCTTAAGACTTTCCACATTAGCATTGATGATATCTGCATATGTTGCATCTAGTTTATTTGTTTTAAGGTTGTCAATATTAGCATTAACAGCCTTTAAGGTTTCAATGCTTGCGTATCTGATATCAGCTTCATCAACAGATAGTTTATTAATAAGCGCTTTATTTACAAGTATCAAGTCGGCATAGTACCGTTCCATTTGCTTAGTAATAGGACCAGAAGCAACGCTTGTATTCTCTGTGTCAGATTGACCTATAGATGTAACGGTATCCATTAAGCCGCCGTCACATTCGTGCGTAATCTGCATTATAGGCACTTTGTAGTCAACGCCACCTTTGTTGACAGTTATAATGTCACCAACTTCTAGTCGGTAATCACCGACAAACTTAACTGTAAGCGGTCTAAATGTAAAACCACCTATCTTTTTATAGACTTCATCAAGAATTGCCTGCGTCATAAACGGATTGGCAAAACTAAGTCCTGTCGCTCCGTCACCAGAAGTAATCTGACTTTGTTCTGTAGAACCGCTTTTGGTATTATTGCAAGTCAGCTTCTGTATAATAAAATCTTTACTCGTTGTGAATGTAACACCCTGCTGATAATACTTATGTCCGTCAAGTACATAACCGCTATCCTTATACCACCTTAATTCAAGGTTTCCATCAGAATTAATTACCGCATTACAGCCTTGTAGCATAGCCATATAGCCGATAATTTCTCTATAAGTGTAACCTTGTGGTTTGTCGCTGATAGTATGCGCTGAGACTATGTTTGTTACTAAAGATATACCTAACTTGCCACATATCTCATTAAGAATAGCTTTATCTGTGCTAGGAAATGCCATATCCGAGAAGTAAGGCATGTCAGCCTTATACATTCTGTCGTATGCTTCGTAGCTTGTGTATTCTCCGTCACTTGTCTGCTTAGTAACTGTAAATATTCCCAACTTAATATAGTTAATTTCTTTACCAACCTTAACGCCCTCGAATATGGTAATTTCCTTATTTTCAAGGCTTACTGTTGGCATATAAATAGAAAAGGTAACACTGCTTGCACAAGTGTTACCTATCGTAATTTCGTTATTGGGATTTATTATGTTTTGAAACTTGAAATTGTTGAGTGTTTCTATATGTTCTTTTCCTTCAACAACATACTTAGAATAGTATCTTGCACTATTTCCCTTAACAATTTCCGTCATAGCTGTGTCTAATATCTTCATTCTACACCGCCTTTATTGATTAATTAATGGCTTATCATAAATTCAATTGAGTATAATTTAGCTGGTGTAATTTCTTCGCATTTATCGAATGCGTCCATAGGAAGCATTGTCATGTCAGGCACTTCAATCTCTTGCTCATTGATTTCCTGCAATTCTTCCTGTAACTTCTTTAAGTTCTCTGATGTAACCTGATACTGATTGTCGTTGATAACTGGATTGCCGCTGTCGTCCTTATCTGCATACTTAACCTTGGTATCTTCTATAGTCTGTAATGTTGCTTTGTACAACTCTTCTAACGCCTTAATATTGCACATAACAGCCATAGCAATTCTGCCTGTAGTCTTGTCGTGTGATATGTTACTTAAGCTTTGGAATCTGTCTATTAACTCACTTGTTTTTAGTTTCATGTGGAACCCTCTCCTTTATTTCTGAATTAAACTTAATTTTGCTCCGACTATAAGTCCATCCTTATTCTTTGCCCTTGTGAGATACGGATATGTCACATCTCCTGTGTATATTGTCATTTCCTTTTGTGTACCACCTAAGAATAAGACTTGTGCTGTAGGGAATGGGTTGTCTATGTCGCTTACCACATTATCAAGTAATAGTGCCTGCTCGCCTGTTAGCGGCGGTAATTGCAGTTCAATCTTGTCTTTGAGTGCTACAATCGTGCCAACCATTTCTCCATAATCGTTTCTTCCTGTGTTCTTAGACCATATCTTATTTCTACTGTATGTGTAGCCGTTATATGCTACTGGGAATCTAACCCCCTCAATCACAACTGCGTCAATCAATCAAACCACCCCTTTCAAGGCATTAAAAAAGGAATGCACCATTTCTGATACATTCCTTAATATTTCTATTGCATTAATTCAATTAGTGTTATATAATATCTGTACCGCTTGTTTAAGTGGTATTGTAACTTTTGGCTGTCAGTTGTCGGGCTGACAGCCTTTTGTTTACCAAAAATCAACCCACATTTGTTACACACAAACCTATGTTGTGAATAAGTTCCGCCCTGTTGCTTAATCTTCTCTTTCTTATTAACCAGTGTAAACGGTCTTAAAGGATTCAGATTAACAGTATATCTTGTTTTGGATTTCTGCGGTACAGTTGTTGTAATCTGCGTGTGAGAACAATCCCAACTACTACATCTTGGACAATATACTTCAACCAATCCGTTTTCCGTCGCTCTGTACACTCCTTTGAAGCTGGGATTCAACGGTTGTTGAACTTGTGGCTGTTGTTTCTTCTTTGCTCCTATTGCTTCTAGCATTTCGTTTAGTTCTTTTTTACTGACATACATATTTCCTCTACTGTAATTCTAATGTTAATTTCATAAGTTTTTTATTGTCTCCCAGTGGCGTTACTTCTAAATCAACATTACTTTTATCTTCTAGCATATATATCCTTGCAACTGTAATATTTGTACCTGTCTGTAATTCTCTTGCAATATTATTGTATTCGTCAATGTCAAAACTAACTAACGGATAGTCGAGTTCTTTGCCGTTCTGAAAACATGTAACATTATAATTATATGTAAAGGCTGTGTTGTCTTCTGAATTGTTTGCAAAGTCAAAATAAACAACAAGAACTTCTCTGTCATTGCTATCTGCAATTACATCATGCTTAAGATATTTAAGCGTTGTATTATCATATGTAACTGTATCTGTGTTCTGTTCTGTTGTAGCAACTTGTTTAGTGACATTTATGCCGTCTGCATTGTTATTATTTCCATTTCTGTCAATTACTACTATTAACATCAATATCGAAAATATAATTGCAAAATAAGAACCTAAATGCCTTTGTGATCTATTCCCTTTGCTTTTAATCAAATCCACAATAGCTAATATAAGTGCTACTGGAATTGTAAAAGTGAAAAGTGCCATAACCGCTGCCACTATGCTAAGTTTACTATCTTTCTTTTTCTGTTTCTTATCTCCCATATTGCGTTACCCCTTTGCTTTTTATATATAGTAAAAGGATAACACAATACTTTTATCTTATCAATACGGAAAGGCTGCTTGCCCTGTCATATTAGTATAGTTATTAGCTTTATCTTGCACCATTGTAAACAGCTTATCTGCGTCACCTTGTAATGTTATATTTACATTATTGTTAGCTTCTGACATAGCCGCTACAACTGCATTGTAAACCGCTGGATAAACTGCGTTGGCAATACCTGTTGTGATTTCCTGCTGATTGGCTACTGCTGTTCTTCCGTCCATAGTACCAACCATTTCGGGTCCAACTTCGTTTGCGACAAACAATTGTCCTTTGCCTGGGAATCCGCCGTTTGCATACCAATCAATACTGACTTTTGGCACTCTAGGCGGTGCAAGACTAAATTCTCCGTCAATCTTAAAGTGTGGTGTATCAATGTGTGGAAATTCAAGTCCTAAATCATTCCACCACTGCTTAAAGCTGTTCCAAGCGTTCTGTATCTTAGCTTTAAAATCTTCGATAGCCACAGAAATGCGTTGAAGTGCTGGTTTGCTATCCCACCAATCTACAATATCATCCCACTTCCCTTGAATACCTTTTTTAATTCCGTCAGCTAAGCTTTCCCATTTTTCCTTAGTAAACCACGGTTTCACATCATTGCTCCACCAAGAAACAATTGCCAGACTGTTCCACCAACCAACGATTGAATCCCATTTTTCTTGTATTCCTAATTTCATTCCGTCAACAGCGTCAACCCATGTTTCTTTTTCAAACCACGGTGCAACATTATTATTCCACCAGCTAACAATAGCTGTATTGCCCCACCAATCTGAAAAACTGTTCCATTTTTCGCTTAAAGATGTTTTTATGTTGTCTCCCAGTTCTCCCCATTTTTCCTTAGTAAACCACGGCGCAACACTTGCAGTCCACCAATTTGCTATATCATCTTTATGCCCAAATGTGATAGTTTCTATCACTCCGTCAATAAAGCTAGGTAAATCTTCAAATGGTGCTTTTATAAGATACGCTATTTGGTCAAACATTGACATATCTATTTTCTCGCCTGTTAATTTTTCATTGAGCCAATTGCCTAAATTAAATCCAGCAATAGCGGCTACTATTCCACCTACTATTCCAGCACCTATAGTTAAGCCTATTTCTGTTGCTGTTCCTGCTCCTATAATAGTGCCTATATCTGTTGTAAGTAATCCACCTATTCCTGATATTATACTGCCTGTTCCGAATGATTTTAAAGCACCTTTAATACTTGTTCCTATTACTGTAACAAGTTTCTTTTTCAAAACACTTCCTAAGCCTGTAAATTTCAATGCCGCTATAGCCGTTATTAAAGTTGTTTCAATTGGTGCTGCCGTAAATGAACCACTCCATAATTCGATAACTGCTTTAATGGCTTGCCATAACACATTGCCAAGGCTTGAAAAGATTTCAACCCAATTAAGTCCAGCTAAATACTCTCCTATATTATGTCCAATTGTATACCAAGGAACATCATCTATAGCCTTTGCAAACCAATTAAAAATTCCTGCCACAAGGTTAGATGTATCTTGTCCTGCTGCATAGAAATCCCCGATTGCAAAATCTTTGAATATCTTCCTAACAGGTTCGAGTGCTTTCTCTATCTTATCAGCCCAAGCAACAGCGGAATTTTCCATATTGGCAAATGCTTTATTCCATGCCGCTTCATAGTCAGCCGCCGCCTTAGCGATATCATCTGTCAAATCAATAGAGCTACCGCCACCACCGCTTGAGCCTTTGCTTGAGCTTGTATCGTCCTGCAATTTATTTATTTCATCAAATCCCATAAGGGATAATGTAGCTTTCTTAGCTGAATCAGCCACATCTTGATAGCCGCTTGAAATATCTTCTAAGCCGTCTGATGTGTCTTTATATCCGCTTTGTCCGAAGCTCTCAAAATCAATCTTTACGCCCATTAAAGAAGCAAGATTGACTAATAATCTTTTGATTGCAATAGTTACTCCGTTTACTATTGGCATAACCTTTGAAAGAATTGGGATAAATAGCTGTCCTGCTACCATTCCTACCTCTTTCATATTGTTACCGAACTGGCGTAACATATTTGATGGGCTGTTAATCGTGTTGGCTAAATCGCCCCAAGATACTTTTGATTGGTCTAATATTGCTAACACTCTTAACTGCTGCTTTTCCATCTGTGTCATTTCTGATACAGACTTTGAAATGCCTAAGTTATAGGCATATGTTGCTAGTGTAGCATTGGTAATATCAATACCATATTTATACAATGCCCTTGATTGACCGATTAAGCCACTCTGTAAGTTCTGTGCAACCGTTTTATAGTCCACATTAAAAAGTGAGCTTATATCGCCTGCAAGCATTGTCATTGACTTTGTTATTGCCGTTGTTGCTTCGCCTGTCTGTCCTAATGAGTTAGTAACAGAAGCTAACTGTGAAGCATACTGTGTTATCTCTTGTATGTTAAGTCCTAAGTTCTTTGCTCCACTTTCTTCAAGCAAACCACCTTGAACATTAACTTTTAAGCCTGATAGTTTTCCAAGAGTATCATTTACTCTACTTTGAAAACTTTCTGCATATGCTGTTGCGTTATCATAGCCGTACTTTTCGTAATCTTTATCCCATTCCGAGCCAATCTTGCCAAATGCAACCGCTTGATAGTTGAACGCCTCAATGTAATCTGTTGTTGACTTAATTGCTTCTATAAGTTTCTTACTGCCACGAATTACCATAAAATAAGTGGCATAAAACTTACCTATTGCACTTGCCAAGTTCCAACTGCTTTTAGTTGCTGTCCTAGTGCTTGTAGAAACGCCATACAGCGACTTTTGAAGTGAGTTTGAAGAAGTACCCACCTTGCTACCTTGACTAGCAAGATTAGCCAATGCGTTAGTCATTTGAATAACATTTTGACTTACTGTTGGTGCTCTTGATAGCGTTGTCATTAAGCCATTTAAAGCATTGCCCAATTTTGGAATGTTTACAACGGCGTTTTCTATACTCTTACTGCCTAGCTTACCAAGTGACTTTGCAAATTCTGTGACCTGTGTTGCATTTTGCGGAATAGCTGATATGCTTGCAACTGCCTTTGTGACAGCTTGAAGTGATGTAGCTGTGTTAGTTAGTGCAGCTGAATCAACAGAACCTATCTTTGTGATGTTCTTAGCAAGTCTTGTAAAATCTGCTGTTCCTGCGTTCATATTCTGCATAGCAGAACCTAACTGACTAACACCACTCGCAAGACCGCTTAGTGATGAACCATTCACAGTCGCAAGTGATGTTGACAGCCTTGTAAGCTGATTTATCAGTTTATCGACAGAATTAATAGCTTTAGTGGCAGTACCGGTAATTTTGACTTCTAACGAATCTAATTCCACGCTTTAACCCCCTTTATAGGATTGTTGGCGGTAGTCCTCTCTTTTCAGCTCGTGCCGCCCATTTCTGTTCATTGAGTAACATTCGCTGTAACTCTTTATCGTAGGTATCTTCTTCGCTTTCTTCCGTTTTTTCTGATAAAATAGCCTGCTTCGGATATTCAATGTGTGTATCTTTGCTAAATGCCGCACCAATGCCACAAGAAATAGCCGGTATTGCATAGACAAAAAACCAGTTATACATTTCTGCATCTCGATTTTGTCTATCAATCTTTTTGCCTTTTGCGTATAGTAATAATTTTTTAGGTGTCATTTTTAGAAAGTCTGAATAACTAACGCCTAGTGAACTGGCTAAAACAAAGTATTCTTCCCATATTATTTTGTGGAAGTCTGCTTTTTCTTGTGGTCCTGTGGAACTACTGTCGGCTTCTTCTGCTCCTGTGCCGCTTCTTCCACATTGTTCGCCATTTCCTCTAACATCGTTGTTATCCCCGACAGCTCGAAAAAACCATCATCTTCCATCGCTTTCTTGATTTCTTCAAACAATGTTCTATATCCGTAACTCTTATCTGTCTTTCTTTTCTCTGTAATATATGCCCTAGTGAGTTCCTTTGCTTCATTCATAGTTACTGGGTTATTGTCAATACAGCCTGCATAAATGGCTAAAATGCAAATCTCTGGCACATCTGCTGTCATATTTGCCAAGCCGTCAAAAGAAGCCTGTGCAATACTTTTATCTGTCTGTGCAAGTAAGTAAGAACCGTTAACAACAGAAAACATTTTCTGTACTATCTCTTTGCACTCTGCTGCGCCAAAAGAGAACTCAACTTTGTATTCTTTTCCGTTTACATTAATATTCATCATAATTTTTACCCTTTCCCACCCTATCGTCCATATAGGGAAAGGTGCGGATTTTACACCGCACCTACCTTTTAAATTAATTATTCTGTTACATCATCAAGATATGATGTGTAGTCGGCTGTTTTGGCGTTTGTGCCACCAATCGACACAGCCTTTGATTTAGTCGATTGGCTTATCATTCCCCCACCTTTGTTACTGTGAATGTGCCACCAGCAGCCTCGACAACTTGAAGCTTGTCTGTGCATTCGATAGGTGAAGTGTTAGGAACTGCTGTTACTGTCATTTCAAGTACTGAATCAGTACCAGAAACATCATTAGGTGTTGCTGTTACCTGTCCGACAAATGCGTACTTAGCAACCGCACCTAATCCGTCAGAGCCATATAACTGAATAATATCTAACTGCTTGCCCTCCGCCTTGATTAAGTCCTGTAAATAAGCCTTTTCAAGATTTCCTGTGTAAGTCTTAGCGTCAGATGTTTTGATACCCATTAAGAATGTCTGTGAATCATCTTCAAATGTTGTACTTTCAACTGTGTTAGGTGCTGATACTGGTGCTGAAATTGACTTAGCCGCAACCATTAACTTGTATGAACCTGCAAAGCCATCTTCGCTATGCTCCTTGTAGATAACTCTAGCTTTATAACTTGTACTTGCCATTGCCTTGTCTACCTCCTAAAAATTTGCAAAAAAATAAGAGCATTTCTGCTCTTTGTTACAATAATCTGTCATTTGCCGCTATCATTCTTCTGAATCTAGCGGTACTCTTATGTACTTTGTTACTGATTGAGAACTCTGGCATTGATGTGCCTTGAAATCTCATTGTCTTAAACGTATCTGTAATTACTGCCATAACCTTGCGACAGTCAGACTTGCTTGTGTTAGCGGTAACATCTACTTGAAACGTCGCTAACAATGCATTAATTGTCTGTCCATCAAGCGTTTGTCCTTGTTCTACTGCTGGCAGTAAATGAATGTATACTGTCGGGAATGTTGCTTGACCGCTGTTTTCCCCCTCATTAGTTATAACTATCTTTGGATATGTTTTCTTTAGTTGCGTTAGGGTTTTAGCCTTGACAAGTGCTGTGACTGTATTTTCAAGGTCTGTCGCCCAATCGTTTGCATTTGCCATTAACTAAACACCTCTCTTGCTATCTGCTTATACTGATTAATAATCTCTATTGTAGCGTTGTACATAGGCATTGTGGCTTTAACGCCGTGCGTGTAGTGCCATTGATTATCATTGCCTAAGTAGTACCAACCGTCGCTGAATGCGTGGATTTGTCCTGGATATGTTCCTACACCCAAGCCGAAATCATTAGCCTTTGGGTTCTCGTTGCCGTTGTTGTAATAAATACCAGCACCAAATTCAATCGCTAACAGTGTGTAAAATGGCTCTCTATCTTCTACCTCAACAGTTTTGCCGGTAGCAATTAAAATAGCTTGGTAGCCATCTTGAATAGGCTTTCTGTCAACTCTCAATGTTACTGTCCTACCTAATGGACTTTCATTAACACTCATAATTGCCGCTTTTTCGCCTAGTTCTGCTAATCGTTCAACAAGCAATTCGCATTTATACTGTAAACTCTGCTTATACTGTTGTAGCTGTCTGATAGCTTCATTTACAGACTTTTCAGACAATGATATATTAATTGTATGTCTTGCCATAAACACGCTCCTTAACTGCTTGCAAAACAGCTTGTCTTATACTTTCATTTATTGGCTCTTGCGTAGATGGGATTGTCTTTCCTTTAAAGATAGAACCGACTAGCTGTTCATTGTCTGTTTGTATAAATAAAGAACCATTTTCAGGAAAGCCGTCTGTCTGATACTTCATATCTTTCACCTACTTTACAACTGCTTTAAGCATATACTTGGTTGAATATAATGCTGGTTTAATGCCTACAATGGTAAAGTCTGCCGATGTTTCATTAACAAGGCTGTCAGATGTGTATGTAGGCTTGCTATTAAGCCATATAAGGTCGCCTTTTTGGATAGGTAACATATTCCTATCCGTCAGCAAAATAGCATCAAAATCAGCCGTATCAAAGCCGTATTCCTTACTCTGTGCTTCTCCGCCGCTGAATGATATGTTTGCTTTGAAATCGACCGGCTCTGAAAAACCTGTTTTTTCTTCAAGGACTTTGGGTATCTTATTTCCCTCATCATCAAGATAAGGAATGAAGTTACCCTCTGTGTCGGTATATCCCTCATAAAGGATATTGCCGTCATCATCTCTTTCATAAATAGTTACTGTCTGCCCTTGAAGTGAATACTTCATAGCCTGCTTATTAATGTCAAGCATTGTTCTTTACCTGCTTATAAATCTGATTAACACCTGTGCTTGATAGTCCGGACACAATTCCTACTGCGATTGCATTAAGAATATCATTTGCCGGAAAGTCCGGTATTACATACATACCTATAACGCCTAAGATACCGCCTGCAACACCTACGATTATAGGAATGTAATTATCCTTAATGTGTGGAATTGCCTTAGCTCCTAAGCCTATCAGATATGTTATTACAACGATTGCTACAACTGTTGTTACCGATGTTATATCCATTCTGCTATACCTCCTTATCTTCATTGAGTCGTGCTTCCAATCCGTCTATTCGGTGGTGTGCCGACTTTACACTTTCCTCAACCTTAATAATCCTGTTATCGTGAGAATTAAGTTCTTTTCTCATTTCTATAACTTCATTTTTTATCTCTGTTGTGTTGCCTGATATTGTGTCAAGTTTCATGTTTATGCGTGTATTTTCCTTTACGCGCTCTGTAAGTTCTGCATTGTCAGACTTTTTGTTGTTCTTAAGATTAAATCCCAACGTAAACAGTCCGAAAAAGACGGAAAAAGCAACTGAAATAATGCTTATAATTACTGCTATTGGCATTGATATACCGCCTTTCATAATTAATAATGGCACACCGCCCACCACCCTTAATGTGTGCCGCCTGCTACCATTTGGTAACGCACAATCTTCTTTAATATTCTGTAATGCCCTATAGGCGTTATAATACTTTAGCAAACGGAAATACCCCGACAAACAAGCTATCTCTATTTCTCCAAGTTCTGTTGACACCACCCTCATTCATACTCGCCATGTAGTTTTCACCAGCTTGTGAATGGTCGTAGACAGCCAGATTAACAATAACACTCTCAAATTTCTTCAAGTCCTCGGTTATCATTTCATCTGTGTAGCTGTCAGGGTAATTTCTTCTTGCCTTTACATCTTCTGTAGCCTGCTTAATAAGCTGTTCGATTATCGGATTATCTTCTTTGTTATCGAACACTACCACATCAGATGTCGTATCATCATCATTTGTGACTGTATCAATATGAAATTGTTTAAGTCTGATTTTAGTTTGCTCCAATGCGGTGTATTCCATAATTTCAGCTCCTATAACCCTAATTTCTCAATTAACAGCTTCTTTAACTCTGCTCCTGTAAATTCTTCTGCATTGTCTATACCTTGTTCTGTGGCAAAAGCCTGTAAATCAGATGTAGACATACGATTAATGGTTGTCTTGCTATAACCTAAAAAAGCCCCCTCTTCGGGAACTTCTTCGCCTGCGTTATACCATTTTCCGTTATGAATCACTATATATGGATATATCATAAGTTGCACCCCCTACTCTTCGCTATGAACCTCATATACGAATGTGCTATCCATATTTTCATATGATGGAAGTACAACTTCGGAAGCAAATGTTGACATCTTCATAGGTGGTCCGTACTCTGTCTTTGTAGCAACTGTGATACCCGTGCCGTATACTGTTACATCTACATCAGCTACCTGTCTTGCAGTTCTTTCTTCCGGTGTAGTTCCGAACCAAGTATTACCAAGACTACCTTCTGGAAGAAGTGTAACCTTGTTATCTGGGTAGAAGTACTGTTCCTTGCCATCATCGTCAATGTACATCTTATCGTAAAGCACGATAGTGAGCTTTGTTCTCTTCTGCACTACTGAAATAACAGTATCATCGTCAACCTCAATGGTTGCTGTAAGGTTCTGTGCAAGGATTGAGTTTCTTATCTGTGCATTATCAAGCAAATACTGGAATGTATTGCTGTTCATAAGTACATATCTAGCAATCTTGCCTTGCTTCTGTAGCTTCTTCCTTGCATTGTTAAGATCTGTAAGCGGCTTTGAATTAGCTGTATCGCTCCACATGCTTGTGCCAGACAGCTTAGCATAATGGTCTTTTGTGTATGAGCCATCTTTATCGTAATCATAAGCATACTGAACACCATCACTTTCAATAGCAATTACTGGATGGCCTGCGCTTGTAGCAAGAAGTGACATTCTCATACGTTCTGGTACAACCTCCGCACCGCTTACAAGATTGTTAGTATCGTCATATACGCTTGATAAAGCACTTGCAAGGTAAGGGTCGTCTGCTGACTGAATACGCTCAATTTCAAGCATTTCCTCTTCACCGACT